GGATACAACCGAAGAAGAGAAAGAGGATACAACCGAAGAAGAGAAAGAGGATACAACCGAAGAAGAGAAAGAGGATACAACCGGGAAGGGAAGAAAAACCAAGGATGCTTAAAATTGATGTAATATGACCTACAAGGAATACATAACTGCTACATTATCCAAGTTCTATATATCTCCGGAAGAGATTGATGTGATAATGTTGAATCAGAATATTACGCCGGATGAAGATGTAGACCCCAAGATTGCCAAAATGGCGATGTACAAGGAGTTTTCACAAATCATTCCGGTAGCGAATATGAGCGAGGGGGGAGCATCCACATCATGGAACATGGAGAGTGTTTTGTTATGGTATTCCTTGTTAGCGTCTGAACTCGGAGAACCGGACATGACAAAGGAAAATAACACAATTAAGGACTATTCAGCGTATTATTGATGTACAATTATCCGGACAAAATAGAGTTATCAACGTCAAGCTCAGGAGGAGGAACACCTGGTTCGATTGACTATGATGGGAACGGAGACCCGATATTCGGAGGTGGAGACAGTGGAGGAGGAGAAGACGGTGGAGGGTTTGAGTTTTTGTCCGATTGCCGCATTGAGGAGAACAACTCATATTCGCTTAGCGGGACTTATATCTATTCTTTCAACGTCTACCTGCCTAAATCTTTTGATGCTAGAAAGCTGCCTAAAAAAGGGGCAACAATAAGATTGACAAAGAAAGATAAGACCGTGAACGAAGTTGAGGCTACGGTAGTCGATAGCCGATCGACAAAATTTAACTACGTGATAAAGACATGAAAAGCGGATTATCATATAGTAAAAACGAGTTTAATCAAGTTCTTGGCATACTTGATGAATCAATTGGCCGTGTGGAAGAGGCAATAAAATTCACATTGAAAACCGTTGTCGGGGGAAAGGCTGTAGCTCATGCGAAATCATACGGAAATTTCACAGACCGGACAGGTAATTTGCGCAGTTCAATCGGTTATGTGCTGGCAAAAGACGGTGATATTATTGATGTAGGAGGATTTGAATCTATTTCAGGTCCGGAGGGAAACAATGGAGAAGGTATAAGTGAGGGGAAAAAATACGCGGAAGAGCTTGGAAAGTCTTCCGGCTCAGGATACACACTTATCATCGTTGCCGGAATGAATTACGCAGAGTATGTCGAAGCAAAGGGATATAATGTCTTGACTGAAACCGAATCGTATTTAGTAAGCCAGATAAATGACGTTATCGACAGGATATTAAAACAAGCAGGATTCAAGAAATGAAAAAGAGCGAGTTGGAAACGGAAGTATATAATCTTCTGAAAAACTCTAATTTAAGAGTTTTCAAGGAAGATACACGCGACCCTAATTATAGGGGAGAATACATCGAAATCCTCCCGCTTGAATTTGGCGAAGAAAGATTGTTCAATTCTTCTATCGTAAACGTCAATATCCATATCCCCGATGTACAAGGCATAAAGAACTCCAGACGGCTTGATAGTGCTTACAACGAGATAAGGCCGATATTCCGAAGAGATAAAGACGCAACAGGTCAGTATTACACGAATTACAGTGGATTCCAGTTTTCCATTGTGTCAAGCAAGGATTACAAGGAAGACAACGGTACGCATTTCAGAAATTTAAGAGTAAAAGTAACTTATTTAAATCTATAATTATGGCAGATAGAGTTGTATATGGCATTAAAAGCCTAAAGTTTATGCCGGCAGTTACAACCGGAGAAAATGCCGGTTCTTTTCCGGACTTTTCCGAGGCATTAGCATCGTTATACGACATGAAAATGATTGTTCCCGATTCATTCAACATGAATCAGGAAGATCCGGAAAAATTGGATGTTGAATGGGAAGAGGTGGAAGACATTGTTATGAGCATACAGACGCGAAAAGGCACACGCTCATTTACGGTGTCTACGAATGATATGTCGGAAGAGGCATTTAAATATTTCCTTGGGTGGCAAAAGCCGACAGAAGAAAGTGACCCGAACAAAGACTGGGAAGTTGAGCCGGTTTCTTTCATGTTACCTCCGCAGGCTGTGGAATTGGAAACCATGCCAGCCGATAAATATCCCGGTATTATCCGGCAGTGGGCAAAAGTTGAAGTCGTTGTAAAAGAAACCGGTGTTGTGGGAAAATCCGGGTTGTCTAACCTCGAATTGACCTGTACCATCATGGCGAATTTCAATAAAGACAACAAGCAGATTCCGGGTTCGAGAAGAAAACAGGTGGTTTCCGCCTAATTACTAATGAGGGGGAAATAAATCCCCCTCTAATTTTATAGACATGGAAACATTAGAGCAACAAGTAGCAAAAGAAATAAATGAAAAGGACACGGTAATACATATTGGAGGCGAGGAACTGAAAGTAAAACCGCTCACACTCGGTCAGATTATTGATATATCAGCGGAGATAGCAGAGCTAAAAGGCATTTCGGAGGAAGACCAAGGGAAGGACGTGCTGACGGTAATGTTAGACCACCTTGACGATCTCGAAGTGCAATTGAACATCGCCCTTATCGTATTATATAGAAATGAAGAGGACAGGGTAGAGAACAAGAAGTTTATCCGTAACAATCTCGATGAAAAGGCAATAACCGAATTGCAGGAGTTGTATGTGGAACGCCTGAACTCTCCTTTTTTTTTGACCAATATAATTTTCCTTCAAGGTTTGAATCTGACGAAGAAGACAAAAACGACAGTCCTTGGGCAATAATATTCGGCGCCATGAAAGGCCTAGGGTTAAGCTATCATGAAGTGTTGCATGAAATAAGCTGGCTGAACATCCAAATGTTATTAAAGTGCCAACCCTCCTACTCCACCGATAAAGACAAACCGAAACAAGTACACGCAAGTCAAATATTTTAAATTATGGCAGACGGACAAATGAATATACGTGTCAATGTTGATTTGAACGACATGAGGCGCAAGGCGGAAGAATACCGGAAAGAAGTAACAAAGATGGGTGTGATAACCGATGAATCCGGAAATGTTATCAGCACGGCATGGATGCGAATGAAACAAGCTGCTACGGCATATCTTGGAATGGACATAGTAAAAAGAATAGCTATGACACGTGGCGAGTTTCAGCAATTGGAAGTTGCATTTAAAACTCTTTTAGGAGCAGAAGAACCCGCCCTAAACCTTATGAATCAATTAGTCGAAACAGCCGCTACAACACATTTTGATTTAAAAGGAGTAGCAGACGGTGCAAGGCAGTTGCTTGCATACGGATTTGCTGCTGATGAAATAAACGATACTCTTATAAGATTAGGAAATGTAGCTGCCGGTCTTGGATTGCCGCTTGAACGTTTAACATACCTATATGGAACAACGGCTGTACAAGGTCGATTGTATGCAAGAGATATGTTACAATTCCAGTCGTCTGGTATACCTGTCCTTCAAGAGCTTTCCAAGATGTATGGAAAGACTACAAGCGAAATAAATGACATGGTGACGGCCGGAAAAATTGGGTTTGATGACATTAAAAAAGTATTTGAGGGAATGACAAACGAGGGGGGTAAATTCTATGCCTTGATGGAGGGTCAATCAAAAACAATCATAGGTCAAATATCAAATCTTGGTGATGCGATAGATATGATGTTTAACGAAATCGGACAGGCGAATGAAGGTATTATTTCCGATGCAATTTCTGGAGCTTCATATCTTGTTGAAAATTACGAAAAAGTATTAAGTATATTAAAGGTACTTGTTGCTACCTACGGAACATACAAAGCCTCATTGATAGCCGTAGCTGCTGCGCAACGTGTATCCGTTACGATTCAAAATATCTCTGCATGGATTTCCCTTGCTAAAGCGATCCGGACGGCAAAAGATGCCCAGATTGCTTTCAATCTTGCTACAAAGGCAAATCCTTACGTTTTATTGGCTACAGTCCTAATTGGTGTTGGTACAGCCTTATATCAGTTCACAAAGAAAACAGATGCTGCAACTGATGCTCTAAAGAAATTCAATGAAGAAAGTAAAAAAAATGCAGATGATACAGCTACATTTATAACTATTACAAGGGACGAGAACCAATCCATTGCTGCGCGACAACTTGCATTAGATAGTTTAAGAAAAATGTATCCAGGTTATTTTGATAACATGAATTTGGAGGCTTTAAAGGTGATAAATCTGACAGAATTAAATAATCAACTTGCAAAAGCGACCAGAGAACGATCAAAAGCACAATCTGAAGAAAGTATAAAAGAAACAGAAAAAAGTATTAATTCAATTAAGCAGCAAATTGACTTTCTAAATAAAAATGCCGTACAGGGGCGTGGTGAAAGATTAATCAGAGCCAATAAGCAACTTCAAGAATTACAAGACAAGTTGGCCGGACAGCATTCTATATTGAATAAAGTAAATTCTGATATAAAAGCCCAGGAAGACGCCGAACGCCGGGCAAAAGAAGAAGCGGAAGCACATGCAAAATCTGTAGAAAAAACCGTAAAATGGTATGAAGAACAAATAAAAACCCTCAAAGAAGCTCAGGAAACATCAACAACAAATAAACAATTCAATGACTATCAAAAACAGATAGACCAGCTTACAAAAGAAAAAGAAACTATAACCGGAGCTTCTAAAGCTACCCAAAAAGCAGAGGAAGAAAGAATCAAAACAATCAAGCAAATTGATGAAGAACTTCTCTTTCTCCGTAAGCAAAACCAGCAAGCCCAAATCGACCTTATGCAGGAAGGTACAGAAAAAGAACTTGCACAAATCCGGTTAGACTATCAGGAAAAGATTGCTGAAATTAAAAAACTTGCTGACGATTGGGCGGCAAAACAAGGCGGAACACTCACGACTGAGCAAACAGTGCAAATTTCTACGTCTTATTCTACTGTAAAGCGAAAAAGAGAACAAGACGAATCTGATGTGTACAAAAAACAGACCGATGAATTAAACGAACTTTTAAAACAATATCAGTCATACCAGCAACAACGCCTTGATATAGAAAGAAAATATAATAAAGATATTGAAAAGCTACAAGAAGAACTTGCAAAAACAACAGAAGAAAGCGAAAGAAACAGGCTTGAAGAATCCATCCGGGTAGCAAAAGAAAAAAAGAAAACCGAATTATCCGGACTTGACCTTGAACAATTTCAAAAAGAAATCGACTGGTCATCTGTATTCGGTAATCTTGACAAATTATCTACTGATGCTTTAAAAAAACTCCGGGACAAAATAAAGGAATACCTTTCTACGGTAGATGATTCTATTAGTAAAGAAGATTTTAAAACTGTTGTTGATGCCTTTGAAAACCTTGACGCAACTATTACAAACAGAGAGCCCCTTGAAGAATTAGTAAGCGGATATAGAGATTACAGAAAAGCAGTAGAGGAGGTTACAAAGGCAAAAAAAGAGATGGATAAAGCTGACAATCCAGAGGCAAAAGAAAGAGCTGTAAAAAATCTTTCCGCTGCTGAGAAGAAAAGAGCTGAATCCCTTAGTAAAATAACACAATCCGTTAATGCAATAGGACAACAGGGTCAGCAAGTAATTTCTGCCGGGAATGATCTTGTAAATATGCTTACTAATTTAGGCATTGAAATCCCTGAATCTATTTCTGGAGCATTAAGCGGATTGGGACAGGTAGTGGATGGATTAGCAGAAATTGATATAACCAAGCCAATGAGTGCTGTAACTGGTGTAATTCATACATTAGCAGGCGTTACAAAAACGATTGGCAGTATATTCGGGTTAGGATCAGATAACGGAGTAGCACAATATAAGGCGTTAAGAGAACAACTAGAGGCTATAAATGATCTATACAAAAAAATCATTGATAAATCAAAGGAAAAAATTGTATTTGGAGGTGGATTTGCATCGGTAGAGGCAGCGAAAGAAGCTAACGAAGCGCTAGAAAAGCAAATAGAAAATTATAGAAGATTAGCGGAAGTAGGAGGTAAAGCAGGATCAAGTGCAGGCTCACATAGTTATGCTTACCGGGCCAACGAAAGGCTTAAGAAATCATGGAATGATATTTCAAAGTCTATAGGACAAAATATTTCCAGTGTACAACAAATGTATGAATTATCTGGGGAACAGTTAGAGATTATACGAAGAGATTTCCCCGAAGCGTGGAGTAAAATACCTTCTGAAATAACTGAAAATTTAGATGCAATCATTGACTGCAACGATGAAGCCAAGGAACTTGCGAATACATTGCAAGAAGCACTAACTGGCATATCCTTCGATAGTTTTTATAATGGATTTATTGATTCACTTTCGGATATGGATGCTTCCTTTGAAGATATGTGTGATGACTTTGAAGGATATTTGCGAAAATCGATTATAGCCGGTCTAATCGCAAGTCAGTACAAGGGAAGAATAGAAAATCTGTATAAAAGTTGGACAGAAGCAGCAGAAAGCGAAAATAAGATTACTGCAAAAGAGGCAGAAAAATTGAGGGATGATTATCAAGATATAATCCAAGATATGATTAAAGACCGGGATAATTTGGCTAAAACTTTTAATTGGGAAAGTTCTCCGGAAGAATTAAAACGCCAAACCGGCACCATATCCGAAACAATTACGGAGAAAACTGCAAATGAATCAATGGGAATATGGAGAGGTTCCTACGATACATTAAAGGCTATCAGCCAGCAGACAACGATATTTCATGAAACATACAAGTCTACAATGGCCACATGCAACTCCATACTGAACACGATAGCGAGGAATACCGGAGAAACGGCGAATAATACTTCCGTCTTGTCTGATATGCACAACACATTGAAAAACATGGACGGAAGACTACGAACAATTGAAAGTGAATCAAGTAAAAGATACGCAAGATGACGGATTTTTATTTTGAATAATTCTAAATAATAATTATATTTGCATCAGTATGTGATGACACATACCACCCAACACCGGACGGCATGGCAGAATATTATATTAATAATACTCCTATTTCCCAATTCGGGATAATTCCAACAAAATCAAATGGCAATATTGCCATTTCTGGATGCTTCAATCTTCCGAAAAGAAAAGGGACTACTTACTACGATTGGGTTACAGACAACAGCGTGGAGCCTTATGTGGAGAGTGAAGATATGGATTTTGACAGCCGGGATATTTCAATAACAGGAAATATCGTGTCTGATTCTGACTCTTCTCTTCCTTTAATAAATGATTTCATGAACGAGTTGCCGGAGTTATTTACGTTGTCATGCAAATGGGGAAGCTGGAGTGTAAAATGCAAAAGTACGACCATCGAAACCTTTACAAAATCGGCTTGCAAAATAACGATTAAATTCATAGAACCTCTTGTTAATTTATCTGGGACACTCCCCTCTCCCACCGAAAACGGGGAGATTGACGGATACAAATGGACTTCTTTCGGATTATATCTGAAAGAAATATCAAACTATCAGGGAATCGGTGCGCCAAAATCGTTGAGCACAACCCAAAATCCGTCTTATTCACTTTATTCAAAAGGAGGGCAAGAGAAGACGGAGATAACCGTTTCCGGTATGATAATAGCTGAAAATACAGAGCAATTCAAGGAGAGAATCAAATCATTATATGCCCTATTTGGGAAAGCCGGAATAAGAACTATCAATTACAGAGAAAGAGAGATTAAATGTTTTTGCACGAATGGATTTTCTGTACAAAACGTTTTTTCTATCGGGAAAGTATACGCTGATTTCAGTTGCAAATTAATCGTAATATCGAATGAAAGGATATAGCATATATAGAGATAATACCGTTATTTACGAATTTGTCGTTGATGATACCATCTCGAAGTCATTAAGCGGAAATAAATATGTTTCGTTCACTATTTCGTCAAAGAATGATCTTGACTTAAAGATAGGCGACTATGTTTTAGTCGGGAATGAAAAGTACGAGATTTTCGGGCCTATTGATATAGAGGAAAGTAACGGAGTGTTTACCTATCCGCTTACGTTCTATTTTCAAGGATATAAGCTGAACAATTCCATCATAACGGACGAAGGAGCGACAACATTTGCCTACCATGGAGAGGTCAGCGACTTCATGACATTGCTGATTGATTCCTTGAACGAGGACTATCCGGAATTTACCCTTGGAACCATTCAGAACGGAAGTATCCTTGATTTGAGTTTTGATAATAGTAATTGTATGGCCGCACTTCAAACGGTATGCGAGAATGCCAAAATGGAGTGGGATATTACGGGCACTATCATAACCGTAAAGAGCAGAATCGGGGAAGAGACTGACCATATATTTGAATATGGGAGGAACAAAGGTAGCTATTCAGTAAAACTCGCAAAGGTCGCAAACGCTTCCATTACCACACGAATGATAGGTAAAGGAGGTACATTAAATCTGCCTGCCGATTATGTTTCTCCGGATAGCCCCAAGCGGTTGAATCTGGGCAACGAAGTTCTTGAAAAGAATGTAAACAAATACGGCAAAATTACGGGTGTATATATCAATGAAAACATCTATCCACGCCTGATTAACAAGACGGTGTTAGGTGTAACGATACCGGATAATATTGAAGAAGCCGGAAGCTGGAAGATAAAACTCGATATTCCTTTTAACTTATCTGATTATTATGCAGATAACGAGGTTCCGGTTGTAAAATTTCAGACAGGAGATTTAACCGGGTTGGACTTTGAGATAGTGGAAAACAGCTGGAACAATACCGACAAGACGCTTTCAATTATCGTAAAAGAGGAAGAAGACGGGTATTATCTTCCGAATGCAAACAGACAGCCACGTGTCGGAGACGTGTTTGTCCTCCTTAACATCAATATGCCGCAATCTTACATAGATGAAGCAATACAGGAATTGAGGGAGGCAACACAAAATGAGCTGAACAAAAAGTGTGAACCGCAATACGCCCCGTCTCTATCAGTTCAAAAACACTATATCAGGAAGAAAGGAATATCACTGAATATCGGTGATGGAATTACCGTAAAAATAGGCAGCCGGAATATCACGACAAGAATTATCGGTACTACTGAAACAAGCGATGATATAAGGGTTGAATTGGGCGACCAGATGCTTTATACCTACGACACTAAGGTAAATAATACAATAGAGCAGATACAATTCACCTTAAAGCAGCTTATCAATATAGATGATATAAAAAGGCTCTTCTATAACCTTATCAATGCGTGGTATCCGAAGTGGTTCAATCAAAAGTTACATAAAGACGCGGACGTTGAATTTAATTCTGTGAAAGCGGCTGAATTAGTCCAATCCGACAATTTCTCATCCAAGAATTTCACCTCCGGAGCGTTTGGTAGCGGACACAGAATAAAAGACGGGAATGCTGAGTTTCAGAATCTGACGGTAAGGGGGCAGTTCAGTGTGTTTGAGTTTCTGATACAGCAGGTAAAGGCAATCGGCGGGAAGTTTTGTGTCTCTCCGGCAGCTATAAAGACGGGAAGTGTAGAGGAGACAGAGAATGGGTACAAGTGCTTTTTCAATACTGACAGCGGGACGATAATGAATCCTTTCGTAGTGGGCGACCAAGCTTTTCATCAAGTTTTTGACGGGCAGAAAATGAAGAGATATTGGCGTCTTGTCACGGAGGTAGGCGCGGATTACTTTGTCTTGTCAAAAACGGATTGTGAGGAGAATAGCGGCATTCCGGAGGCTGATGAAGAAATAGTATTATTAGGAAACCGGACAGACATAAACCGCCAATCCGCGATAATGATTTCGGCGTATGACAACAATTCGCCTTACATTGCTTTCTATGCTGGGATAAACTCCTATTCTTTTGAAGGGAAAGAACCGATGCGGACGGGTAATTTGAATGGCATAGTGGATGAAGATTTCGGGCAGTTGACAGGATTCGGATTGTATTGTCAGAACGTTTACATGAAAGGGGTGTTCAGACTGATGTCCGGCAAAACGGTGGAAGAGTCCATTGGAGACGTGCAGAGTAACCTTGACAACCTTCAGATAGGAGGAGTAAATATATTGAAAGGTAGCACTACGGGAATATTATGGAATTTCAGCACGCACAATGGGACAGAATTTTCAAGAACTGACACATCAACAGCCGAAAATTCATATATATACAGCGATTATATCATATTGAAAGGTGATACCGAAATCGTCCTTTCTTTTTATGCAAAACATGTAGGTGTTTTAAACAGTTTTGATTTATATATACTTCCGGATGATTTTAATACATACGGATTAATAGAAAAAGGATATCAATCCGGCGAGGATTGGGTTTATAACGTACTTAAACTAAAAACTCCTTCCAAGTGGGGTGACGGGAAAAGAGTAAGATTACGTATTGACCACAATGGAAGTCCAGACGGTAGTAGTGCAACAATCTATGTAAAAGATGTACAGATAGAATACGGCAACAAGGCAACAACATACTCCGTTCCTGAATCCGACCGCGAAGTAATAGCCAAACAGCACGCCACAGATATAGCGCAGGCTAAGGCAGACTTGGCAGAAACAAGGGCCAATGCTTACGCAGACGGTATTGTAACAGAGGCGGAGCAGAACGCAATAAACGAGGCGCAGGCGAGATTGGATGCGTTACAGATCGGTTCCCAAAACCTCATTTCAAAAAAAATGATGTTGAAGTGGAATGAGAAGAACAAGGATATTGCAGTTTGGGGGCAAGATGCAGACGGGATTTATTTAGCTGTAAATCAAAAATTATTATACAATTCGATAGCAGAAGGAACTGAGCGAAAAGACATTTTTAACAACGCAATCCAATTCAAACAAAATACACAGAATGTCCTATCTTTCGAATATAAATCGGGCAAAAAAATTATTTTTCCTATTATCAGTTTCCGCATTTATTATACAGATGGAAGTTTCGCGAATGTAAATTTAAGTGGTTCCAATACCACAAAAACACGTACTGATTACATAACAGATTCTGGCAAAACGGTTGACAGGATATCTTTAAATGATTCCATTTCGAATGAAAACGCATTGATCTACAACATCTCCCTAATCGAAGGCAATAAACCCCTGCAAGGCTTTCCAGTAGCAGAAGAAGATCAGACCGGAGCAAATAATGTGAATCTGGCGGATGGGACGAAGGAATTTACTGTTATAGGTGCGGCAGGAAACTGGGCATATAAGGGATTATATGTATCTAAAATAAAGCCTAACACGGTATATTACGTAAATGCAGGTAATATTCAGAATTTAGCAGGTACTCCTAGTAAATATGCTTTTGTACTTTTTAATAAAGATATAAGTACTAAGCTATGTCCAATATTAAAAGCAGATAAGAATGGAGGTTTTTTAATCACATACAATAATTTCACTGAACAAGAAGGACGTTTATTGTGTTATGCAGGTATAAATGGCTCCACTCTTGGTAACTCTGTAAAATTCACCGAAGTGATGCTAGTAGAAGGTTTCCTGCCCGCCCCTGTTTGGACTCCTTCTTTCTCAGAGCAGCAAGCAGAAATAAAAACGATAACGGAAACCCTGACCGAAATTAGAGCCGAAAACGGAGAAATCAGCCTGAAGGTCAGTGAAGTTTCCACTAGAGTAGAAACGGCCAAGCAAGAGGCGATCAATACAGCCGCTGCTGATGCAACATCCAAGGCCAATGCTGCGAAGGACGAAGCAAAAAATTACACAGATTCCGTGACAGATCCCATGTGGAAAGGATGGATCGATGCATCCAAACTGGATGAGTCGAAATACTATCCGGTTGTGATGCAAATAAAACGGGGGAGAAGAGCAAGGATTGAACTTAACGTAGCACTTGATTCAGGTACAAAGCCGAGTTGGTCCACTCATGATCTTGGTTTTACCGTGAGATGTATTTGGGAATCTAGTGCATTCGGGTGGGGGACTGCTTCCATTAATAGAATTATTGAGGATTACCATTATAGATTTAGTAACGTCATTCCTGCCGGTGATATCAATCAAATGGATCGTAGTTCAAATGAGTATATCTATGTACGTGGAGGTGGCAAATATTATTTTGCCGCGACTAATTTGACATCAGAGCCGAGCCTAAAGACTTCTGCTTTTACAGTATCAAATCAAACAATCGACGTAAGAACTTCCGTAACAGGACCTTCCATTACGAATGCAACAAAGGAAGAACTTAATGCTGAAATAAATATGACAAAAGAATTGATCGAAAATAAAGTATCTCTAGATGTCTATAATGAAAATGATCAATTAATAAAATCAGATATTAGCAATTTACAAGTTAGTTACAACCAAATTTCTTCTACAGTATCTGAAATTATAAATGGTACCCAAGAAATATCTGGTGTTGTAACACAAAGTAATTTCGTTACAATTTTTTCTTCAAATAAAAATGCATTAGGGCAAGAAGTTATTGAATCTATTAATGTTGGCGGAGGAGGCGTTACAATTGATGCAAGTAGGATTAATCTTAATGGAGCTATTAGTGCAAACGGGAATGTTCAGATTACAACAGATGGGAAACTTATTGCAGTTAACGGAGAGTTTACAGGAAAAATTACAGCGACAGAAGGAGAAATTGCCGGACTGAAATTAAGCAATAATGGATTGAGATCATCTGATTTCAATGCGAGTTCAAAAAAAGGCTCTTGTTATGCTAAAAATGGTTTTTCTGTATATGCATCAGGATCCGGCGTACTAGCCCCTTCAACTGGTATGTTACAAGCCGGAATAATAACAGCAACAGGAACTCAAGCAAGTATAACCGGATTAGAGATAATAGCCAAAAATACTTCCAGTAGTGCAACATTATCAGAAATAACAGCATTAAAATTAAGGGCCATAGACTATGTTGATGATAGTATAAAGATGGCTCCAACTGCGGCTTTAATAGTTGAAGAGGGAGTATCGATATTTAGAGATGCTGTTGAAATTGCTGGAAAGTCTACATTTAGAAATAAGATCTATCTTAATTTAGCCAGTATACCCAATATTTCAGGGGCTTCGAATTATTACCTATGCATAAATAGATCAACCGGACAATTAAGTTACAGATAAATTATAAAAAACATGGAAATTAACTATTTTATTTCAGCAAAAGCAACGGCAACGGTACAGAATATAAATGTATCGCTGAGTGCAGAGTATCAAAAAGAGCAAGCACCGGAAGTTATCTCCGTAGTAGCAAACGGATACTTGGACGACGGGAAGAAATTCATGAATGCAACCCTTAAATACAATCCTAAGTCCGAGGATTTCAATTCGATTAACGGATCAAATGTTGACTTGGGTATTATTCAGGAAATTGTCCCATTGATTACGGAATTTTATGGAAAGATTGTTGAAACAGTCACTTCATTATAACAAATACCAATACAATGAAATACAGTTTTGATACAAAAGATGTGATTGCCATTGATTTATTAGGTAATGACTATATTCAATTGGCAGAAAAAGAGATGAATTCAGCTATTCATCGACTGATTGGCAACATAGTATATATAAATACAAATACTATCGAAATGCACGAAATTGCCAAAAAAATATTCAACGAAGAACCAGTAGATATGAATGAAAATGAAACAGAATTATTTAAAGCTGCAATAATGGGAGCTAGTTGGCATATTTTTATTAAAAATGCAATAATATCTGCTATTAAAAGTAAGTAAAAAAGAGGCCGCCCGCGCGACCTCAATACTATTCCCAAGCAACCCAAGACAATCTTTCATTGCAAGTTTACAATATTTTACCGAAAATACAAAGTAAACCAGCAAATAAATTGATTTAGATAAGAGAGAGCACCACAAAAAATGAAGTATAATGGGAGAACGTAACACCATCGGAGCAATGATGGCAACATTAATGAGCGGATTTATGGATTTTATAGAGCCTTTGAAATGGTTTATGTTGCTTGCAGTAATTCTTATAATTGCGGATTTAAGGTTTGGGATAGCTGCAGCAAAAAAACGAGGGGAACAAATAAGGTTTTCCCGGGCGGGACGCCGGACGATAAATAAGATAGTTGACTATTTGTGTTGGATTCTTTTGGCAGGCGCCATAGGTAAAGCTTTTGGGCTTCCTTTCGATATTCCAATTCTTCCGGCGATAGTATTGTTAGTTATTTATGGGTTTGAAATAAATTCCTGTTATGGCAATTATTTTGAAGCTCATGGTGAGAAAGTAAAAGTTAACATCTTCAAGTATTTTAGCAAAAAGGCTGACATTATAGATGTCGAAGAAAAGGAGGAATTATGAACAAAGACGAATGGAGGCGGTTGATAACCGAGACATTGAAAGAAATCGGATTATACTCTGACAACGCAAGGGAGTTGATAATGGGTACGTTTGCCCAGGAAAGCAATTTCAAATATGTCCGTCAGCTTGGCGGAGGTCCGGCGCTCGGATACGGGCAAATGGAGCCGGCTACCTTTAACGATATTATAGTTAATTTCCTCCGATACAAGGAGGATCTGATGGGTAAAATAATGAAGGCTGCGGGAGTGGTAAATCTGGAACCGGATATGTTAGTAGAAAACAAAAAGCTGATGATCTGCATGACCCGTGTACACTATCTAAGAAAGACAGAACCTCTCCCTTCTTACAAAGATGTTTGGGCTATGGCCAGTTACTGGAAGCAATACTACAATACGCCGGCCGGTAAAGGTACGGTGAAAGAGTTTGTGGAAAACTATACAAAATACTGCCGATAATGAAATGGATATTATTATTTATTTGCCTGTGTATATTTAGCTGCCGGAGTATTCAGTACGTGCCGGTAGAAACTGTAAAAACAGAATACCGAGATCGGGTTGAAAAACTGCAGGACAGTATTTACATTACAGATACCGTGCGAATATTGGAAAAAGGTGATTCTGTCCTGATATATAAGGATCGTTACAAATACATATATAAGAATGTGTTTGTCCACGATACTATTATTTCCCGGGATTCCATTCCTGTTCCCTATCCGGTCGAAGTGGTAAAGAATAAAGTCCCTGGTATAATGTGGTGGCTTGTCCTTTTGCTATTTGCGTTCAGTATCCCATCTGTATTCAAGATAATACGATTTATCCGGGGTAAGATATAAAGGAAAGAAGCCCCCCTTCCAAAATATAGAGCACCACCAATATATCCTGTCTGTAAGACTTCTTTCGGGGAGTTTTACGGACAGGATTTTTATTTGGTTACAGAATTATGGAAAAAATTTTTGAAAAAGTGGTGGAAATAGTTTCAGAACGTACCGGAGCATCTTTCGAAATGATTAAATCAGACCGGCATGAGGAATATGTAAGCTATCGTATATTACTAATCAATGCACTTTCAAAATTAGGTTTTTCGGATACCGCTATAGCTAGCAAATTAGGCATAACACGGCAAGGGGTGAACTGGCTTAAAAGTAAAATGGATAGCCGATTAAAGCATAGTCTAGTATTGTCAAGTATTTGGCAAGAGATAAGCAAGGCATTAGCAAGCAATTAATTTAATAGCAAGTAATTGTATGTGAATTTTGAATTGTCCGGCAATGGTGCCGGAGTAATCAAAATTCTTTAACTATATGGAAATTATCGAAAAGAAAGTGTATGAGGAAGGCGGTGAAAATCGTCGCTCTACGAGAGAGCGGGCGAATGCAGGCCTTACATTGGGTATTATCGGTACTGTCCTCGGTGCTGCTGCTCTTTGGGGACGTAGTAATGGGATTGGTTCAATACTAGGCGGTGGAACCAGTTTTTCCGGAGGTGGTGGTACTCCTGCAAATGTTAACATTAATGCTTATGGCACAGGAACCGGAAGTGGTTGTGTGGCTCCTACTTCTTTCCAGGCATGGGAAAAAGGATGTGAGGATGCATTGGAATTAACCAACGCGATGTGGGGGCTTAAAGTTGGTTCAATGCAATCTATCGCCGATTCTCGTGAAACGGATATTGCTGAAAAATTCAGTCTATACAAGACCATGGTAGATGCCGATTTTGGTTTGTATAAGAATAACCGGGACAACATCGATGCTGTAAACAATCGTCTGAATTCTGAATTGTTCAGCTTGTACAAATACACCCGGGATAAAGATGATGAAACCCGCAAAGAATTATGTGACCTGAAAGCCCAAGTTGCAATCAGCAATGCAGTACGCCCTTATCAGGATAAATTGATTCAGTGTGAAATTGAAAAAGCATTCACAGCAGGAATCAATTATGTAGATCGAAAGACATGCAAAATGGTTGAAGGGGTTGTAGTAGTACCTACTGAACCTACCATTACAGGTATCGGAAGTTATTGCTGCTTTCGCAACCAGACCAGTGGAGGATCAACTCCAGCAGCCTAAAACTCTTACCAAAAAGAGAACTTATAAACGTAGAAAACAAAAAAACAAATAACCATGCCAGGAAATAACTTTTTCTTTAACGGAAACAGCGATCCTCTTTTAAGCCAATCTTCCTATAACATAGAAGAGCGATATCAGGAGATAGAGCGGATGCAAGCTGCTTTGGAGCAAAAGAAACAAGCGATGCAAAAAGCTAAAAACCAGATGATCCAGCAACCACAACAGAACCAGACGCCAATATGGGACGAAATTGAGAGTATTGTGTCAGGGATGACGGACAAGGAATTTGAAATTGTAACAAACAATGAAGAATTTATTGAAAGTCAGAATATGATAATGTCTATTCTTCAGACTAAATACATGCAAATGATGCGTCCAGTAGTAGAAGGCTCAAAGGAAGGCAAAGATGCGCTCGAAAACCATCTGACGCTAGTAAAAAGGCTGAGAAAATCTGCTGCTACTGAGGTTGACAAAGAGATTAATGATTTCCAGGAATATAAAGAAAAGTATTCCGACATCCCTTACGCTGAGTATCAAAAAATGAAACGTTCGAAAGGAGGCAAAAAATGAAAAAAGAGGATTTAAACCAATTTAAAGGTGAAATTAAAACTGCGATACAGTCGTGGGGAAATGGTAAAATAGATTCTCTTTTCCCGGATAAAGCACACACACGCACTTTTTTTAAAAATGGGCTAAGTAATTTACTGGCTCGGAAGGATGCACTTATTAATAAATGGCTTGATACCAGCTTTTTGTTTATTGCCAGTGAAGACGGGACGATCGACAGCGATGTTATGATTGATAATCTGGTGTCTTTATTTGAAGAAATGGACATCCGGGATTATCAATTTGGCATGGTTAAAGTTAAGGCAGGGAAAGGGCAGGCAATCATAGATATGCCTAATAATTTTCTGTTAGATATGTTTGTAGGTAGCTTAGGGAGTATCAAATTTACGTCGGAAGATCTCGGTGAATTGAAAGAACTCCTGAATTAATTAACTTTAAAATTATTGTATCATGAATGAAGAAATAAGAGAATTCTCAGAAGAATTGCAGGACTTCCTGAAAAAAGGACATAAACTGCTCAATAAAATGGGACAGGGAATGGGACAAAGAAACGGCAATCAAGGATATGGCCCAAATTATGGACAAGGCATGGGCCAAAATATGGGCCAAGGTGGTTATGGCGAAAATGTCGGACAATGGTTCCGGAATAATTTTGGCGGACAGGGATTTGATCCCCGGTTTATGTAATTATTAACTAAGAGGGGCATTTTGCCCCTCTATATTATACAAAAATATGTGTACACCAGCCTTAAGCAGTTATAACTATATACCCCGTGAAATGCAGGCATATCTCCGGAATTACGGATATTCCTTTTCAAAAAGGGCGTGTGAATATGCAGTAAAGCAAATGATGCGAAAAAACACCGCTACAGGGAAATTAGAAAGTATTGAGCCGTATTCGAAAGAAAAGGCCGAAGAATTATTATCGAAACACGGAATTAAACTTGAAAGGAACATAGGGTACAATTTCGTGTACGTCATAAATATGATTTATTCTGATCGTTGGAAATCGAGTATTGAGGATGAATTGCATCTATGTAAAGCCGTCAAGGATGAAATAGATGATGAAGATGCAGTGCCAGAAAGCATATTTAGGTGCTGGATGACAAAGCAGGAAGATAAAGGTATTCCCATCCCATGGGAGGATATGATATGATAAAACAACGGTTCCATATCTATGTTAAGGGCCAGAAATGGAACATAACCGCCTTTTATCCGGTCACAAGGTATCATGTTGAAGAAATAATAGATGCCTTGTACCAGATAAATTGTAATGAAGAAGATTTAAAAAAAGCATATATAAATATAACAAGCGATAATGTAAACAATGGACTTACATTTAGTAACTATTTTTACCGGGAATCGGTGATCATATTTGCTATTTCTATTAGTCCAGCAAAATATTTTAACCTAATCACACATGAATTACACCACCTGTCAGTTCATATCGCAGTAAGTAGCGGATTTAATCTACAAGGGGAGGAAGTTTGTTATATAAACGGAGATATTGCTGAAATGATGTTCCCAGTTGTAGTTTATTTATTATGCAAGGGATTTATTCGCAACTATGAAATAAAATACTATGTCCGATAAATTTGAAATATTGCTTGATATTGCCGACACAGCTTGCATAACATTTCTATGTGAAATGGCCTTACATGAATTAAGATGCTTGTAAAAGCTGAAAATATACGTCGTGAACATATCGGAAGGTGTGAGAGGGGAGTGTGTTCCCTCTTTTTTGTAACTTTATGCAATGTTGATCCGTATATGTTAAAAATGCCATTATAAAATGATTTTCTGGATTTTTTGTTTGTAAATCATATTTCCAGAATCTATATTTGTGGCATAATTATGCTCTTGGCTTCGTATGTTCTACCAATTTTGGTTTAATAATGAGCATGCCGACCCAAGAGCCTTTGTTTTTTATAATGATATGAAATCAAACAATAAGCCAGAATCTAATTTTAGTGTACCAGTCAAAATAGCTGTTCTAATAGACGGAGGATTTTTTATTAAAAGATATAATTATTTATATAATAAGGGAAAAAACAAAACTCCTGAAGAAGTTGCTGATGACATTTATACATTAGCTCATTCACATGTTGGGAAAGAAAATTATCTTTATCGTATATTTTTCTACGACTGTGTACCTTTTTCAAAAAGAGTTCATAATCCTATTTCTAAAAAATGTATTGTTTTTGAGAGAAGTCCTGAAGCTATATTTAGGAATAAAATATTTGAAGCCTTAAAACAAAAAAGAAAAGTTGCACTTAGACTAGGATATCTTAAGGATTCTGGCAATTGGCAAATAAGACCAAATAAAATAAAGGAATTATTATCTGGTTCATTGAAAATAGAGGACTTACAAGAAAGTGATGTTTATTACGAATTAAGGCAAAAAAGTATAGATATGAAGATAGGGGTAGATATTGCTTCTTTATCGTTAAAGCATTTTGTTGATAGAATTGTACTTATATCTGGTGATGCTGATTTTGTTCCAGCATCTAAATTAGCGAGAAGGGAAGGCATTGATTTTATCTTGGATCCTATGATGGCTCATGTAGATAATTCTCTATTTGAACATATTGACGGAATGAAGTCTCCAAAAATACCACCTAGAAGGAAACAAACTAAGTAATAGCGAGGTTAGTCCTCGCTATTTTTATTCAACCTTTCCCCCGCTTATTTTTCTAACCACCCAATCTCTAAATTCATCTTGAATAATTATTGCTTCCTTATCCGATAGCTTCAATGCACCGCATCCAGTAAGATGTCCCCAACCTCTAACCATTAAAATGCTTTTCCCGTCTTTCAGAATAAATATGCTATTGCAGGTTATTCCGTCAAGGTTTAAATGCTCATCTTCTTCATTTATAGCATTCAATATCCCATCAATTAATTCATCATCTTGTGTTAAAATAACGAATGCCATTACTCCATTTGATGAAAATATGTATGGATCCGATCTGTGAAAAGGTGGCTTGTATATTTCCAATGTTTCCATAGTTTTAAGTTTCAATTTTTGACAAATATTCTTCCTTTTTTGAGTAGTCCAGTTTTAAACGCTTCATCTTTAGGCTGTTCTACAATATCAACTATTTTCGCACTCAAAATACCCTCCTTATTCAAATTTTCAAAGAGGTCTTCTTCCAAAAGGTCCTTTGAGCAATACTGGTATTCATCCCAAGATGAATCAAGTGTTATTTCCGCAATTACTTTCATGGTCTATTGATTTTGAAATAAGAAATCGTCCGTAAACATTCCCTTATGAAGAGAGGACATAATTACCATTTGTTTAACAATAGCACCATACCCTCCTTTTCTGCCTGTCCTTTTAGACCAAAAGACTAATTTTTCAACCATATTTAAATTTCTAGGCATTATAATACCTCCATATTCTTCACATTCAAACCACGACCTTATACTTTCCATGTTACGAACATCAATAACACATCTTCCTTTAGGTTCAATAACCATAAGTCCATCCCCATCAACAGCAATATCCATTATTGGAAGATAAGAAGCCTCTAATATGGTTTTCCTAATATCTTCATATTCTTCACCATTTTCTGGATATCCAATAAATACCGAGCCCAGATTCTTTAATGTACAATATCCTTTAATTCCCATAATCTTCATCTTTTACAATTTTATTCCCCCAGTTATCTTTATATAAGCATACATCTTCATCCGAAATCGGAATTACCTTTATTACTCTTCTGAACTCATGAAGTTTTCCACAATGCGGACATGCGTATCTAACTATATCGTTATAATATGCAGCATTCATCATAGGAGCATAGCCGTCAAATTCTTGACCACATCTTTTACATTTCATAATCTATTTATTTTGGAATGTTTATACAAATTACGATTGCTAATTACAGACTTTCAGTATCTGGATACAACTTTGCGAAACCACTTATCCGTTATCAATATCTTCCTGAGTGATCTTTATCATATTTATGAACTTAACTTGCTTTCTGGCAAATTTCAATTTTACACTCTCTTAATTCCTTGGAAAGGATTTCAAATGCCATAGAAATTTCCTTATGATTTACATTGTCGCATGAGAAATCGGATAACTTGCAAAGGAGTTGGTTAGAAATATTTCTTATTGCAACAATACACTGGTCATATACAGGGTCCATTTTTACCCCGGATGCCTTCTGAACTTCTTCGGCATATTGTGTGGTGCGGCTGATTTCGAGTGATGAGATCATATAAATCATCGTAAGATGAGAAAGCGGTACCGATAGTGCCGGTACAGTTTTATCCAATTCTCTTTTTACTGAGTAGAACAGTGTTTTAATATGCCTTTCGAATTCGTCGTTGAAACGGTCTAGCATGTAAGGTGTGTACCGATATGCATATTCTCCCATTAGCCGGCGAATTTTATCACGGTAAAGGGTAATATTTATTTCCATGTTCCGGATCAGCTTTTTGTTTTCAAGCTTGTATAGTCCAACTTCTGTAATTGCCTTTTTTAACTCACAGATGTAGTTGTCGATAACGTCTGCCAGGAACATATTCCCGTAAACGTAGTTCATCCGTATTTCTTCCGAAAGGCTTTCGGTGGCTTGCTGTATTATTTGGGTTGGTTTCATGATTTTCCTAATTTTTGATAGAAAATAACGGAGAGGCTTTCACCTCTCTGTTAAAATATTATTCTATTTGCTCCCTACATTATCACCACCAAAATGTTCCTTTTCAACCAGGTATCTGATATTACCTAAGGCTTTACCACAAGGCAAATCAAGGGATCTGTCTGTCTCTGAATTTATACAATAGGCACAATTACACTGGCATTTATTTGTAACTACAATACTTAGGTAAGCATTGTCGGATACTAATCCTATATCAGTAGGATAGTACCTGTTTTGCTTGAATATTTCAAGTGAATCTATTTTGATTATACTCATTTCTTTTCCTCCTTTTCTTTGATAAGTTTTTCCTTCAAAATCACAGATCTCATTGCCCCGAATCTTGCTACCTGTAATTGCTCTTCAAGTGACAATTTTCTGTAGGGGCACATTTCATGAAAGCACCCGTCATTATGGTGTCCGTAAAATTTAATTCTCAAATCTTCATCGAATGTAATTATGCCGGAATATGATACATCTCTATTTGATAATTCATTACATACTTTGTCATATATCTTTTCAGGAACGCAATAGTAGAAGTATTTTATAATTCCTGCCGACTCATGATGATGTTTCTTCTTGAAGTCGGCAATAAAATCTGAGAAACTACGCTTTATCTCTATTTCCGTTAAGTATCCTGATTTTGATAAGACTAGCATATCACACTCATGCCCGATATAAAATTTACTTCCCCATCCATTTACATTGAAAGCGACGATATTTCGGATAAAATTAAAGCTATCGGATTTGGCCAATGCGACCTCTATTTCATATAAACTTCTTTCTGTATTCATCATTGCTTTTACTACCTTATTGAATGTTTGTATATTTATAGCATTTTATCGGATGAAACTTACCGTCTATTTCGTCTCCTACATTGATAACTTTCCGCATGCTATCTGTTTGAACAGATAAAAAACGAGAAATCAAATTATCAAACATATATATATTTTTACCGTCTGAAACTTGATTTATGCCTTTCCTGAAATAAACAATACGATGAGATTTGTTTGAGACAGCATATACAAATACAGGTTTGCCTATCCCATCCGTATTTTGAAGTTCTTTATGCTGCTTAAAACATATATGTTCTACTATTTTCTTGAAATTATCTTCACTTTCATCATGTGATTCCATTTTAATCGTCCTGAATTTGACATACACTTTACTCCCTCTTTCTGTGAGGTCCACTTTATCCATAATATCATGAACAAAAGGTATTTCATGGATTAGGATTATATAAACTTTCATATTATAGAAGTTTAGTATTTTTCTGGTGTTTGTTTTCTTTCAGGCTATTTTAAATGCTTCGTTGCGCATGTTATTTAAATTCATTTTCTCTTCTTTCCTAAAAGTTTGTTTTCAGCAAGATAACAAAGCATTTCATAAACAGCTTCCAGTAACGTATCACCAAGAGTTCTAGCTTTGTTTAACAATTCTCTACATTCTTTATTTTATAATTTCATACTCATCCGGGTGAAACATAAAACATGTTCCTAATCCCATTACATGTATACCAACCCGATATTCTCCATCATCTACACAAAACTTATCCTGAAACACTAATAGTCCTCCTTTGTGAAAATCAGGGTTGCATTTTACGTCGTCCTTTATTCTGACTTTTGTTCCTGCCGGATATTTATAAATATATCCGGGTCTGTCTTGTTTTCTTAATTTATTTTTCATAATTCAATGTATTTATATACACCTCCCCCGGGCCGGGGAAGTGGATAGTTTATTGATAAAACTTGGTCTTTCATAAATTTGGCTCTATGAATTCAACATTGTATTTTTCACAGTAGTATTCAAAAGGTTTTTTACTGAAAGGGAATATGGTCATTGGGCCTATAAAATATCCGTCACAGTGTGTTATTTCGTTATATTTCTTTTCTGCTGTTTTGCGTATTTTATGCTCAGTCCCATACCCTGATTTATGCAAAAAAAATACAGTTATTTTTTCTCCTTTATCAAGCAACTCCTTGAGCCGCTTGTAGTCTTTACTGGTTTTGTAGGGGATCATTTCAATCTATTAATTTAAATTCATACACAAATACCCACGGGTTGGATTCCCATGTGCCTTTCCCGGAAATTTTGTCTATTAATAAAGCAAAGGCTTCGCGGGGAGTAGTAAATGGATATTGACCGACATATCCGATATTTGAAGTAAATCCATATTGTACACCTTTTAAATGTTCCTCTATACCTTCTCTTAAACAATCTTCATCCGAAATATCCTGCAATCTCTCCACACGCACGTTGGTGATGCGGATGCGGTGGGGCATTAGGTCGGCACGGACAAACATTTTGTTAGTCCATCCTGCACTTGTAGCACCTACTTTGTTCGCTATAATATCCCATCTTGGAATGCCATTTTCAAATCCACCACAATCTTTATAGTTCTGCGCCACAGCAACGACCTCGCCGAGCTTGTATTTGGCATATTTGGAGTTTCGAATGTCTATGAAGTCGCCAAAGTTATTTTCACAAACCAAAGTATCATCGTCAATGTTCCACATTAGGGTGAAAAATTCTCGCGGAATAATCCTGCGCGTCACAGTCTTTCGACCTTCCAATACTGCTTGTGTTAAGCCGTATTTATCGTTGAACATTATCTTTTTCATGTCTCTTGTTTATTAAGTTCGCAATAGAATCCGATACCCTTTCCAGTCGTTTTACATCGACATAATTCCACCGATCCGGAACGGGATAGGATTGTTTTACTTCTTGCTTCTCTTTTTCATGTGCCGGAATGATGAAGTAGTTATACTCTATCCGGCAGCTTGATAATGATAGTAGGATGATGAATAGTAGGGGTTTCATAGGTCGATTTTAAAGTAGTTTTCTAATAGTTCCTTTGCTGATTCTTTACCGAATAGATTCCGGTTTATATTCATATCGTCTATGCGGTCATATAATAGAGTAAACAAAAACAATTGATACACATCACTAAATCGACTTGCTGTAATATTCCCTCTTTCCTTGCACCGTTCAAACCATACAGCACCATGTCTTATCCATGCCTTGACCATTCTGGGATATTGCTTAAATACTTCTATCCGTTTTGCTTTGGTTGAAAGCGGGCACCCCAAGCACCCTAATCGCTTATTGACATTAAATACGCCATCGATATAGTAAAGTGAATGGCATTTTATGCCTTCTGAATTGATAAATAATTTCACATCATGGTCACTCCATTCAAGTATGGGAAAGATTGTGTTTACATGGTCTTTCTTATTATACATCCGACATATTACTGGTTCATTATAGCGTGTAGCTCTTTTGGAGCTTTCACTTCTACGAATGCCTTGTATTGCACTGTTCATGATTTTGTATTCTTTCAGTTCAGAACAACAGAACCGATGAAAACGGTTAGGGAAGCCGCTCTTTTCAATTATCTGAAAAAATGTCCTTTTCGGCTGTATTATCTCCACCCCATTATACCGGCAATGTTTTATTGTTCCGGGCGGGTCGATTGTCGTGTTTTTATAGATAGCCCGGTAATTTATACCGGCCATTTGGGCAAGTCGTAAGATCACATCACTGTCTTTACCTCCGGAGTAACACAGCTCTATTGGGCCGTCGATTGTTTTGGCTACGGTTTTGAGTAGTTTGACGGATTGATTTACTTTCGTGTATAGGTCGCTCATTTTTATTCAAATAAAATATTCTTCACATTTAAACCCCTTTCGAGGTTCAAAATCTTTAAATTCACATGTATTGAATAGTTCTTTCCTGTCTGCCCAGCGGGCTAAATCCATTTGCCACTGAGGTATTGTTTTACGTGGATTACTAATATCCCGGAACGGCTGACAATGCGGGTATATTTTCTTCTTGGATCTCCAATGATTCACTCTTTTAAAACTCTCTTTAAAATCCATCAGGATACAATAGAGGAAATATTCGCCTTTGTACCCATATTTATTTATGAGAGATATAGCTTTCTCAACCTCTTCAATCTGCCCAGGTGTATCACAACCGAACCGGATTCTTTTAATCCATTTTACTTTCGCAAGAAGCTTAGCAATATCGTCCGTAACTAAACGAGCATCTAGTCCTTGGTTAAAATCTACCCGAAGTCCTAAACGGATAATCTTTTCAATTTGATCCAACCCGTAATCGGATGCAAGGACATTATTGTCCATAAGAATGATTTTATTCCTTCCATTGATGGCTATTTCCTCAATGTCCATATATGGCTTAATACCTCCCTCTTTTTTAGGGACAATGCACCATTTACAATGATTAGGGCATCCACGTGTCAAAAAACCATAGGCTGTTTTATCGTCAATTAACGAATATATGGAATAGTCTGGCTGTAACCGATCTATATAATCCGGTAAAGTCTTTTTCAGGTCATACCCGGTCCCACCTTTCTCAACATTTGGAGCGTTAACGTAATATCCGTAGTCGGGTGTAAAACTGAACACTTTCGCCATATAGACTTTGTCGTAATTACATAGTTGGTTGTACCATTCCACTTCATCTCCTATAGATTTGTGCCATGCGCTTATCTTCATGAGTGCCAAGTTGCAGAAACCAGAATAATCTACATCAAGTAGTCCTATTTTCATGGGAATAATATTTTAACAGCACTCTCGTACTGCAATAGTTTTTAGACATTAAATTGATAATCAGGAATGATGCTCATTACCCAAAACAACAGAATATCAAAATATTACTAATGTGATGGGTATGTGATAGACATTATTTGAGTAGTGACGTATTGTCGTGGATATTGCCTATAATCTTGCAATTACCTTCAAACCAAGATGCAGTTTGTTGATCCGACAGAGGCATTGAAGGATTTGTGCCGCCCTGATGTCCATGACCAAAAGCAAGAGGATTACATTCTGTAGCAAATCCTCCCGGTGTCTGGAATATCGTCAGGATTGTTCCAAAGTTATCTTTAAAAAAATCTCCAGTGAAAGCTTTGCGTCCGGCGTTGTCATATATTCCGATGAATTGTCCTGTAGTTTCCGGATCTATTTCTATCTGTAAAGGGGAATTAAAAATGAATGACTTCATCCGGCCATTATTCAAATCCTCCATATAAAATCCTTCAACCCATTCACCGAAATTTTTATCAATAGGTTTCCCTCTAAATAATATTTCTCTATTCATGATTTTGTTTTTAAATACCGTTTCCTGACTCCTTTGTACTGTGTTCTTTCAATAATCACAGTACGGGATTTTTCATATTGTTTTTCTAGTTCTTTCATTTGTTTCAAAGCTTCTGTCGCCTTCTCCCTTTCATGTTTCTGGTTTTCGGAAGAATACCAATTCTGATCTATCGATCCATATTTGTCCATAGCACACACCAATAATTTTTAAATCTATTTTTTACACACTCCGTTGAACACCGTATCATCGATATCCATATCAAGCTGAGACGGGAATGTCTTGATGTAATTGAAGAATTTGAAAAGCTTTACATCATCGGTGCCACACCTGTCAATGATAAGCTTTAAGGTCTGATACAGCATATCCGAATCCTTACCGAAAAACTCCTGAGTTTCTTCGCTGCAATTCCGGACATATCTTTTCAGGTTCCGGCAATGGGAAAGAAGGAGGTTGAACTCGCGTTTAGCCTCGTGTTTAAATTCGCAATTCTCACTTTTTAGCTTTTCATTAGCCTCGATAAAGCAACTTTCAATTATATCCACCAAGACGAAAGATAAGTTGCTTAGTATGTTTGCCTGGCTTTTACTTGTTTTCATTTTCTCCTGGATTCTCCTGTTAATTCAATTTCATTAAACATTTGCCTTAGCCGGTCACCAACCATTTTGCCGTAATATTCTTCACTTTTTAGCGTTTCAAGCTTGAAATTTGCAATTGCGAAAGTTGGTGCGCCCGAGTCATATCTATCTTGTAGCACTCTCGACATAGGCTGAATGACAGTTCCATAAACATTCACCTCCTTTTGCTCTCGTCCTAGTTCGTCAATGATAAGTGGACCGAATTTGTATTCAGTAATCTCTGTGTCGTTTTTTTCCTTTCTGAAAGAATCTACAATCTGAGAGCTTTTTACAAATCTCATTTCTTGTGAAGTTACATGGCCAAACTGCTTAATGTAGTAGTTGTATGTGCTGCACACGGCACGCATAAGCAATGTTTTACCTGATCCATACTTCCCGTTGAGCAATATTCCCTTCGATAAACTGCCACCAAATGACTTATCGCCTGAAAGGTATTTGTATAGCTCATGTATAGCATTTTCATTGTTTCGGTCTATGGAAAACAATATTTCTTCACCACGCCTTGCTAGAATGTTAGTTCCATGTGCCACTACAATCGTTTTAAACTGATCATAGTTCAAAGATAATTTCGGATATGATGTTTTCCTTTGTCCGACTATTTTACTCCATTCCTGGCGCATTTTTTCAATATGGGCGTCAATCAAAATCTGATTGCTTATAGTCTGGGGTTCGCTTTTGTTTCGTTGTGGTTCCATTCGATTCACTATCAAAGATTAATTCATCGTTCCATGATTTGCCATTTAGGAAAGTGTCCGGATTCTTCCTGTACTTTTTATTCGGCTGTGCAAGCTTGTATTGTGGGATATAACTCATAGCTAATTCCCGCTCTGCGTCGGAAAGTTTTAGCCATTTTTTGATGAGTAAATCCTTTTTGCCGACCTTTTTGTCGTACAGTTCCCAAAAATCTTCAAAAGAATAGTTCGGCTCTTTTTCTTTTTTCGCGGAACTTTTTTCTTTTTCTTCTTGGTGGATTTTAGGATAATTATCATAAAACTGATTTCCTAAATCGTCACACACTTCCCCAGATGGGGGACTATAGGGGGTATTATATTCCCTATCCATTTCCCCTTCCCTTTCCCGTGGCGGGTACTCGGTGTGTACCCGTTGGGTCCCCATTGGGTGTTCGTAATTGTCTATTTCTTTGGAGCTTATTTCCTCTGGTATGATGAAATTCGGGTATCTGGCATCAAATTTTTGATGGCTACGGAATGTGCGGATAATGTAATAACTTTCGCTCTTATACGTAATAGGTATTAACATCCGGGCATTCACTAAGGCATCAATCCATTTTTGTACCTCTGAAACTCGCAAATCTTCATCATACGGGAATATAGCCGATTTAAGGAGTGCCGGGTTTCCCCTTATCACTCCCATGTCATCAGCTTGATTCCACATTCCAATATAGAACAATCGGCACGCCCTTGGTAGTCTGGCTATCTTTTCATCTTCCCAAAATGATGGTTTGATTGTTCTTATTCTTGCCATATTTATTTTTTGTATTCAGAATCTTTTACAATCGGGCTTCCCCAATTATCTTCTAGTTCGCATATATTTTCATCCGGTACTGCATCCACTTTTACAATCCGGGTGAATACATATAGTTTCCCACAAAGTGGGCATGCGTATGTTTTATAACCTCCATAACATTCTGCATTTATTTCTGGTATGCTTGAATCAAATAAATTATTACATCTTATACACTTCATGTTTTTTTATTTTGATTTAACTTTAGTAGATTTTCTACTTCCCCGATGGCTTTGAAAATCTGATAAACGAGTTGAGGTACCATGGAATTACCATAAGCTTTTATGGATTCTGCTCTCACCCAAGATGCTGTCCGTTCACATTCTTCGACAATCTTCTTAGTCGCCAATGCAATTTCATATGACAACTCTGGCATAATGTTTCCAAATTGCTGGGCGAATTGTTCTTTATATTTCTGTCCAAATGGTGAACTTGCAAATGTTCCGTACTTCCGCAAATAGCACAATACCCTTCCCGATGTTTCCTCGCTAAATTGTGATAAGCCGTTCTGTTCTTGTTCATATCGTCTATTCTCCGATGTGCGCTGCAAGACTTCGAGCAATAAATTCGGTTCTGGAATCTCGAATAATCCTCCAATCTGTTCCCGAACCTTCTTCTTTTGAAAGGCTTCCCACACACGGGGCAAGTCTTCTCTTCTAATATATTCTTTGATGGCATCATAAACTTCTGTTTTTATATATCGCACCACATTATTGGAAATCCCATCATATCTGAAACGAACAGGGGATTGAGATGGGAAGTTTTCCCAGCATGATGAGCAATTAAATGATTCAATTGTGAATCCCTGGTTTTCCCGTCGTTGCGGTCTTTGGGCGTCCCTGGCTTCCAGTAACTCTTTATCGGTGTTGGCAGTAACTTCAAATTCATAAATTCCGTTTTCCCCTTGTTGCATACCTTCAGGCCTTGCGTTTGAACAGTTGGCAATAAACCAGATTCTGTCCCTTCTATGCGGCGCACCGACGGCACAAGCTGGTATAATAATCGGCTGGACGGAATAACCGATACTTTCGAGGTCGTTGCAGATTCTGTCAACAATAAATTGCTGACGCATTTCCGTCTCTAGGTAACTTTCTCCTTCGAGATCCGTGTAACTTTCCACTTTAATTTCATCACCGGGGAGTACCATGCTTGTGATTCCAGCAACGTTTTCACCAATAAACCAATTGGGTCGGATTTCGTCAACTCCCCTAAGCACTTCCGGCCAGAGGTAGCGGTCATCTTCCGCTCCTTTTCTTGATCCGGCACAAGAAAAAGGCTGACAGGGAAATCCTGCTGTAAGAATATCGATTTTTCCCCGCCATTCTGAGAAATCTGTTCCGAATATGTTTTCATAATGTTTTATATGAGGATAATAATATTTAAGTACTTGATGGCAGAATGGATCTATTTCACAAGAAAATGCATTCCGCCATCCCATCCACATGGCCGCTAATTCGCATGCTCCTATGCCAGTGCAGAAAGAAGCGTGCACATATTCTTCGTATCTCATTATAGTTTATCTATTTCGTTTCGTTGGCACTCGATAAAGTACCGGTACTTGTTAACCGCTTCCATCAGCTTAATATTTGCCTTCTTTAATTCCTGGTTTTCGGCTTTGAGTTTTTCACATTCGTCAAATTTCGCATCATACGCCTGTGAAAGCATGTTGAACTGATGGATACTTACAACTTCATCGGATTCTTGATTTTTGTCTTGGTTTTGGAGTTGTTTTTCTACTTCTTCAGCAATACCGGAGTAGTCTCCTAATAAGGATGCAATAATTAGTATTCTCATAATTTTTATTGTTTTTTTATTTTGTATTTTACACATTCAATTTTTCTACTCAGGCAGTTTTCATGCGGCACCATCGAAAACGGGCAATCAACAAAGCCATATTTCCATGATTTGTAATGTATGCACTTCCGGCAGTCGGAATATACTTTAGACTTAGGTATTGACGGCGATTTTTGATTCTTCGGTCTCATGGTCATTCAATCCTATCTTTTTCAGCAAGTGTTTTCCGTTACAATGCTTTGCCCATCCAATCCACGGACTAAGTTTTTGAATGTATTCTTGTTGTGCGATTCCCTTTTTTCTGAGCAAGTATGCTTTTTTGCAGAATTTTTTCTTAATTCGCTTTCGCATTCTTGTATGGGTGTGGTAGAACACATATCCGACAAAATCTATTCCTCTTGAAGAAACCGGAAATACTTGCCAGTTCGATTTTACTTCCAATCTCAGATTGTCCCACAAATAATTCCTTATTTCAAAAAGGAGATTATGAAGATTGATTTTGTCAGCATCAAGTATCACAATGTCATCCGCATATCTGAAATAGTATCTAACTTTTAGGTTTTCTTTTACCCAGTGATCGAAATATGCAAGATAGAGATTTGCGAAGTATTGCGACAGATAGTTTCCGATGGGGACACCGGGTGCTGAATCTATAATATTGTCAAGCAATAAAAGCAATCGCTTATCCTTTATTTTGCGCCTGATTGTTGCCTTTAGAATGTCGTGGTTTATTGAAGGGTAAAATTTTCTTATGTCAAGTTTTAGGCAATATTGCGTATTCTCAACATCTGAAAGTGCTTTCCGGATGTTTTTGACTACTCCATGTATTCCGCGTCCTTTGATACAACTGTATGTGTCTTTCGTGAAGATTGACACGAATATGGGTTCAAGGATGTTCATGATGGCATGATGAACTATTCGGTCCGGATAATATGGAAGTCGGTATATCTCCCTTTCTTTCGGATCGAATATCCTGAACGTTGTGTATTCCGATGTGGTAAAGCTGCCGATTGCCAGAGATTCATGAAGTTTTTTCAGGTTTTCTTCTTGATTCTTCCTGTGCCTTGCTACACAGTGCGTCATTGATTTCCCTTTACCAGCCTTTTGGTCGGCGAGATAAAGATTATCAATGTCGCAAATCTTTTCGTACAGATTTCCTATTCTTTTCATTTGCTGGTTTCTTCTGGAGCGTTCTGAATTTCCTACTAACACCATTAAACATGTCTATGATTTTTTGCCGAGTGGCAAGGTCTTTGCCCGTTTTTATCTTCCTGCATAGCTGAGAGCTGATATTCGTGTTCGTATTCGTGTAGTTCGTATCGTTGTAACGAAAACCCGAGGAACGCCCTCGCAGGCAAACAACCCCCGAATTTTATTTAAAGTAGTATCTTGTACCTTCTGCGCACATCGTAACCTTACGAGGGAATTTGTTCAATTCCCTTATCTTGTCAAGGATATATTTTATCTCACTTGAATTTGTGAAGAATTTCCGTGCGTCTTCATCGGAATTGTTCAAGTCGAATTTGATTTTCACGAGGTATCTTTCTTTTCCGTACCTCGTGTTCAAATTTCCAATGAAGTCGATAACCCAAAAAGACTTGTTCAAAAGTTTCTGTTGGGTTATCTCATCACAATGAAAATATTTCCTGTCTTTGTCAGGTTGGATGTTGAGACATTCCAAGCTACCATCGTCATTGTTCTCCATTATCAAAAATAATCGTTGTACAAGTCTTCAAATTGTTTCCCGATGTATTCTGCATCGTCCGAATTTCCACAGCAAAGCCGAGAGCCGATAGACGCGCCCGTACCCGCGTAGCCCGAAACGCGGTAACGAAAACCCGAGGAACGCCAAACAAAACACGGGTAATATTTATGTTGATTTGAATCGGAAAAATCCGCTTTCCAGTTTCTATTCATCTTGTTTGCGGCTTTGTATATTGCCTTTAACTTCATGAAAGCAATATCCGATTTGTCAAGCCCTGAACTTAGCAGATTTTCTTCATCTATCGGCTTTTCACCAATAATTGCACAAGCATCCTCGTAGGTCTTCACGGTATCTTGAAAGTTTTTCAAGAATGTACCCTTGCCAAAGTTTGATTCAAGTATCTCCTTAAATTTAGGAGATACTTCCTGATAAAGCTCTTTGGCTTGTTCTTCTGTAATCTTTAATGTCTTTTCCATGTTTTTTCTTTTAAAGAATAAGTAAATATTCACGGTATAGTTCTTTGAATTGTTCTGTGGCGTATTTAGCCAGTTCTCTGTTTTTAAAGCAAAGCCGAGAGCCGATATCCGTGCCCGTACCCGAGTAGCACGTAACGTCGGAACGAAAACCCGAGGAACGCTGGTCTTTGTTTTCTTCAACGTAAAACCAATTGTAGTACTTGTATTCATTCCAGTTGGAGAAGTCCGGTTCCCATCCTTCATTTAGTGCCCTTGTAATGATTGTCAGCTTGTAGTATGCAATAATTGATTTTCTATCTTTTTCGGGTAGCATATCTACAACCGGCAGGTCGTTAGGGTTAAGTCCGAGATGCTTGCAAGCATCCTCGAAGGATTTAATTTTGTCTGTGATTTCTTCCATGATATTATAGTTTTAGTGTTATTGTTGTGGTTTTAAATTGTCCGGTATGCGTTCTTTGTCGTCCGGTATGTAGGGGATCACTTCTACAAACTTCGTATCTTCGATTTTTACTATCTCATAGGGTATTACAAATGTTGACAGTGATTTTTCGAGGTTATCCAATGCCCGGTTGATGTTTGATGCGGCAACTAGATAATGAATTGAGGATTCTTTCTCTTTGCCGAAGTTATCGCTATCGGTTATTTTAACTGTTGCTTTGTAGAGTCGGTCATCGTTTTCGTCATTTGATTCAATGTATTCTGTTATTTTTGACCGTTTCAGGGCTTGAATGAGGTAATCCCCCTGAACTATTTCGGATAACTGCCTGCAACTCCTTTCTTCTGTTTCCGAAAAGCTCATTGCATCTATGAGGTATAATTCAGTCACTTTCTTTGCTTTGCCATCCTCATTTACTTTTTCGTATTTTACTGTGGATTCAAAATAGGTTGCTGTCATAATTTTAATGTTTTAATGTTTCAATTTTTCAAGTTTCTTAACCAGTATCCCCGCCTTCCTTTGTCTTTCCCTCCCTTTTACATCCGAAAAAGAAACCGGACTATCGCGTATCTCTTTAAGATATTTGATTAGCCCGGATTTGTCTTTGAATAGAAAGGTTAGGATTTGGTTGGAGAGGGTAAGCGGGATTTTCATGTTAGTTTATGTTTTTGATTAATAAGTCAAATTCTGATTCCTGTTCTATGGCTTCATTGATACCTCCTGTGATAGTATTTGATATTTCCCTTTTGTATTGTATGACTTTGTAAATGTCTTCGTCTATTGTGTTTTTACCAAGGAAATAAACACAGTTGACTGAATCTTTCTGTCCGATTCGGTGGCATCTGTCTTCGCACTGGTCGGTGTCGGCGGCTGTCCACGGAAGTTCAACGAATACCACATTGGAGGATGCCGTAAGGGTCAATCCAACTCCGGCGGCTTTGATGGAGCAGACTATCAGTTTTACCGACGGATCATTCTGGAATGCGTCGATGTTTTTCTGCCGTGTCACCATATCATCGTTTCCGGTAATTGTTACAGCGTCAGGGAATGCCTGTGTAAGGAATCCGGCTATTTCTTTCTGATGAATGAATACGACAATCTTTTCGTCTGATTCTAGCATGTCATTTATATAGTCCCTTACGGCATTTAATTTTCCCCTTGCGGATATGTTTTTAAGGACACCGATTCTTACCATTGTTTCGCCACGCATTGATCTCCTTACTTGTTCATCTGTCGCTGCGCGATATTCTTTCAGGTAATCGGCAAGGTCGGAAAGTGCTGACGCATATTCTTCGCGGTTGTCTATGTCGCAGGGGACGACTGTCCTTATTTTATCAGGAAGTTCTTTCAGGACTTCTTTTTTGTTCCGGCTATAAAAACATGTCGTATTTAGCTTGTAGTTCAGTTCTTCCATATTGTCGTTGAATCCGTACTCGGCGCAAAAATTTGTGTATCCTCCGAATTTATCCACCTGATTGATGATCGCTAACATGGAAGCGAGGTCTTTTGCCTTGTTCACTACCGGTGTTCCGGATATGGCGAATATGACTTCCTTTCCTGACGTCAGCCCTTTTGTAAACTTGCTCTGCTGTGATGTCGGGTCTTTTATCCGGTGCGCTTCGTCTATTATTACAGACTTGAACAGGTTTATGTGCTGTGTGAATATTACATCCTTTAATTTGAAGGCTTGTCCGGGCTTTGTGACTATATCCTGAACGAAATACTTTTTCAGACTTTCGTAATTGCAGATGAAAACATCGTTTTTTACGCTGTCGCCAAACAAAGACTTACCGGAGGCGAACAAATACCATGTGTTGATATTCGAATTATTCAGTATGCACGCCTTTTTGTTGGTCCACATGTGCCACTCTCTTTGCCAATTTATTTTTAAGGAAGAAGGGCAGATAACCAGACATGGAAAAGCATCTAAGGCAAGAACAGAAGCAATAGCCTGACAGGTCTTTCCAAGCCCCATTTTATCGCCTATGATTGTTCTTTTATGGAGAATATTATAGGCAACGCCCTGTTTCTGATAGGGGTACAATTCCATTTTTAAGGGAATGTCCTGTTTCAGTTCAGGAAGTACCGGGATTTTCCAATCTTCTTTGTTGTGTTCTCTGGTGAATACAAATCCGTATTTCTGTCCGAACCTCTGAATCTGCGATGCGTATCTCTTTGGAAATATGAATGACTTCCGTTTGGGATTATATTCGGAGCTGGGACATATTTCCATGAGTTTCTTTACCGCCCACGTCAGCCTTTTGTTGTACTCGAATGTTATTTCAAAACAATCGTTAGATTCCTTTATCCTCATGGAGCTGTTTTACTTTTTGTGTATATTCTTTGATTAATACCTGATACTCGAAGTCTGTCAAGTGTGATGATTGGTGTTTCAGTACCTCCAGTTCTTCTATAATGTCCGGTCCATATTTTTTAATCAATCCGCGTGCGTATCCAATATTGTTCCCCTCGTCGTAGCGGTTACAGGAACGGCATTGTGCGTTGCAGTTCTTTTCATGGTATCGCGTCGCCATGTGGGAGCGGTTTACGAAATGACCACAATCAGCCTCTTTCCAAGGGACTATTTTTCCGCATGATATACATACCGTATATCCTTGTAGGTTGGCGTCCCTCAATCGGATAAATTCTGAAAATATGCGGTCCAGCTTTGTCTTTAAATTAGGTCTCTTTTTGACCTTGATTTCAGGTTTATCAAAAAGCGGTTTCTTTCGTTTCTTATACATGTCACTTTTAATAAAATCCCCGGGAATTTCTCCCCGGGGAAGGCATCAATCTAATCCTGTCCGATTTCGCGTCACCTTTCAGATAGAGCCATCGGGAATTTAACCCGTAAAACCATACGCTATCTTCGTCCTACTCTCGGATTTAAAACGGATTTTTCATAAAGGGTTTGGGATATGGATTGATTCGAACAATCATCCTACTGTCGAGGGGATTAGGCTTGCCACTCCGCGCTTCTGTGGTGACAATTATATGCGCTGCCGTTCCTTGCTGTCGCTCTACCGTTGAGCTACATATCCGTTTGCCCGGTAATCTCGGGCAGATTTTACTCTTCTTCTATAATTCCACTAATCAATTCTTTCTTCCAGTCTTGAATGAATCCGTTTTCGTCAACATTCATAATGATGTAGTCGCCATATCCTTCATCAGCTGGACACATTATCTTGGGCACATATCCATCGTAAGAAGTGATAACTTTCTTATCGCCATCGAGAATTTTACAAGCAAAATCATCACATACCTTGTAGTGAACATTGGCGGTAATTCCTTGCTGCCAGTTTACTATCTTGCCTGTTTCGATTTCAATAAGCGGTTGCCAACGCCAATCGTTTCCACGAAGAACACGATGTTGTTCTCCTATATATTCAGCACATGGCATATTGGGATAGCCGTCTGTTTCATCGCAATCGGTATCACGACTTCCGTTGATATAGGCATCTTGCCAATAACGTATACCAGCATCTACTTTTAAGTAAATAGCTTCCATTTCTGTATTTGTGTTAATTGCAACCTTCATGTTTTTATTTTTTTTCTGTTGTTTGGTTGGATATTGTTTTTATGATTTAATCGTGTATTCCAAATTCACAATCTCCCCATTGGTCATCGTCTGCGCCATCATAGCTAAATGGATATTTAGGGATATTCCATTCCACTCTTCGTCTATTATTGATAGCAACACGGATAGGATTATATCCGGACTTAGATTTTTCTCTTTTCTTCGCAGCGCAACTCTTACTACAACAAAGTCCCCAACCACGTTTTAGGTTTCTTGGGTCTGCATTGTATTCTTTTCCGCAGTTATCACATTTTCGTATCATTTCTGGCTGATTGCGTTTGAAGTTCTCATTTCTTCCTTTGCCATGCTTACGACCGTCCGGAGCCAATCAAGCTGGTGTGTTGCGGCACGATTCAGGCGTTCGATAGTGTTAACCAACAGGTTTTCACGCTGACAGGAAGATTCTACAAGCTGTTTTAAAACAGACGCCGGACAACCTGCCTGTTTCCCGAGGTTGTAAACGATGCTTTGTGCGATTGCCTGGTCTTGGTAAAATTTTGCATCGGCAAGCATTTTTCCTGTCCGGGCGATGTATGCAGAAAGTTCACCGCCTCTTTCTATTGCTAGATTAGGCTCTTCCGGTGGTACGGTGGAGAGATATTCATTAATCTCTTCTGCTTCTCTTTCAAGTTCTTCGATAGGTGTTATTTTCATGCCGTATTTTTTAAGTCTCCGAACATAGTCCAGTATTTGAATGCAAGTTCCATACATTTCTGTCGGCCGGATTCCCAGAGTTCGTCACCTCGCTTAATGAATACCTTGAAGACACGAAAGTTTTCCTTTGAAATTCCGATCAGGACATCTTTATCCGATCCTGCGATGTTCATGTAGAAGAATCTTTGCCGGTCGTAGTCGAATTGCCTTACGGCGGATTCAAATTGCGCCTGTGTCGTTGCGGAGGTGCTTTTTATGTCCCCTCCCCAATTCATTGACGGCATCCACAGATCCCATTTACATCTTACTGGAAGCGTAAAGGGAACATCATAATCAAATCTTTGACAGGGGTTGATCATGACTTTCTGTGTGTCTGATAGTGGAAGTATCCGGCTGGCAAACTCATCGCGCATGAATGCCTTTTTCATTTCTTCTGCTTTTTTGAAATCACCTTCTGTCATTTGTTCGCCGGCACAAGTCAGTTTGAAATAGTCGACTTTTTTCGGTTCTGTAATCATGTGATCGATTAGGTTCCCAAATTTTGCATGAACGGGGTCGATTCCCATTCCTCCGTAGAGCTGTCTTTTTAATTCAGATAGGTCGGAGTTGGATATTTCCGACCTGTCATAGTATGGGTCTTTCATTTTGCCGTAACAACTTCTTTGTAAGTAATAAAGTTTGACGTGATGATTTCTCCATCCTTGTTTGCGATATCCTCGCAGAATTTCTTCATCTGTGCGATGGATTTCTTTTCAATCTTTTCGTTCGGGAGATTCTTTCCTTCACGCTCGAACCAGAACATGAATATCTGTCCGTATCCGGCAGGATTGCTTACTTCGATGGAAAGCGTTTTCTTTACATTCGCCGCAGGGGCAGAATAATTTTGGTCGAATAGGGTATTGAGGGATGCTTCAGTTTTCTCTGCCTCGATGGATGTCTGTTGTTTCTGTGTGAAGTTCAACAGTTCTTGTCTTTTTTCTTCCGCTTCCCGTTTTGCCCTTTCTTCCGCTTCTTTCGCAAGCCGTTCTTTTTCCGCGGCATTTGCTTGCGCGATCTCTAACAATTCTTGTTTCTTTGAATCAACGCGATCAAGGTAGTACCGGATTTTTTCGGTGATTTTTTCATTGTATTCCAGTTCATTTTTGGCAGATTTGGAAGAAGCTATTTCTTCATAGATTGCGATCTCTTCTTCTTTTGTAATGTAATTCCTGTATGGATATGAGAAAGTGGCCGGTTTGTATTCGGATGAGAAGTTTTTCAATTCATCTTTTTTTAGCTCGCAGTTTTGCAGCGTGATGGAGTTGAATATTTCTTCAAGCGAATCGTATGCAAGGCTTAATGTGTTTACCAGGTCGTTGGTAAAGGCTTGTTTGAAATAAGCACGCATTTCGATGCGCTCCTGTTCTGTGGCAGCCTTGATACGCCGAGACTCTTCCTCTTTTGCGGCGATTTCCGCGATATGCCGGGCAAATGCGTTTCTGAAATTTTGTATTGCCTGTATTTCTTCCCCTGTTTTCAGTTCGTTTTCCAGTTCGGTGAAATGTTTCCGGATTTGGTCGAATGCCTGTGTGATTGGTTTCCGGCGGTCGGTCATGGCCGAAATGGTCTTGCTTATCTTTCCGAGGAATGTTTTACACTCTTCGTCTAGGAACCGGACTTCCGGAGTGTCTGAGATAGGGGTGTTTTCTATTTTAGCGAGCAGGATTTTTGCGACTTCTTTTGCTTTTTCATTACTTGCAATGTTTTGCGCAATGATGTCTTTTGCCTGTAATAATGCTTCCTGTGTTGTTGAGAGTGCTGTTGTTTCCATGATTAAAAGGGTTCTTCTGGGTTTTCTACTATGTTTACACCGCCCTGTTGCTTGGCGATTTCCTGTACATCTGTCTCTTCGGCTTCTTCTTCGGTTTCTTTTTGCGGGACTTGGTTGTATACTGGCTCATCCAACCCATAGTCGGAGGCCTGGACTTGTTCGTCTTGCTGTAAAGCGGAGAATTGTCCTAACCTTAATTTCGGAAATGTCTTGAAAGCGTGCTTGATTACTTTCGCTTCAAGGAATCCGGTGTCGATTTGACCTTCATTTGAATGGTAGAGGGCATTGGCGTCTCCATATACATTCCCGTCTTTGTCTTTCCGTTGATTTTTCTTTAAGGAATATCCTTTCAGACGGTCGATGTCTTCTGGAAGCATCCAAAAGAAGTCAAAGGAACGATCGGGGCGGGTCAGCTTGATAAAAGCTCCGATGATTGTTTTGCTTTGCCGTGGAATGGCTGCCGAATAGACTACCACTTTCTGTCCGGTTTCGGTTACCTTGGGCTTAAATTCATCCCCCTCGAATACGATTACAGGACGGTCGGCATATAATAGCTGTCCAGCTTGGATTCTTAAATCGAGCTCTCCATATGGAGAAATTTCAATGGACATCCGTTGTTCCCATGTTTGTTTTTCTTTTGTTCCTACATTCACGGAACCGGGGATGATGTAAATAAGGGGCCGGGATGCGTTTTCAAGGGTAAGTCCCATGCTTGCGATGTCAAGGAGTACTCCATATGTGGAGAAACCTGTACATTTTGCTAGGTTTGGGGAGGCTTGTATGATTCTCTGTAGGTTGTATTTTTCTTTTTCAAAGAATAATTCGCCCTGCTCAGAGTTGTGGATGTTATTGTAGAGTGTAACGAATCGCTCTCTTACTCTCGTATCCTCTAAAATCTGAAACGGAGACATGGATTTAAGCTCCGTGATCGTCAGCTTTTTTGTTTCTGAATTATTTTCCATACTTTTGTTTTGTTGTTTGAAATGTGACGGGTAAGAGGAATCGAACCTCTTTCTAAGTACTCCAGTACAACCCGTTGCTGGCTTAATGCGCCTTTGACACGCGACTTCCGCCACTACCGGAGTATTGCCCGGTAGTTCACCAGCCCGCAGCGACAAACTGCGTGTTTTTTATTGTCTGTCAACATGTCAAAGAGCTTAGAGTTTTTTGTAAGGCCGTTAGTTTGGCGACTGGGACGGCCTTACTTTATTTCCTTATCCAGATCCAGCTGGAGACGGTGTACCTTTTCCCAGTTTTTGGAATCAACCGGGTTACTTCTGTCGAAGTAAGGGAACAGTGCTGAACAATACCTGTTAATGTAGCACAGCAGGCGATACTTTTCATTGCGTTCGTGTCTGCATTCCTCTTGTAGCTTGGATACTTTCTTCTGGATAGAGATGATTTCTTTTTCTAATTTACTTTGGGATTTGGTCTGTGAAGTGGGTACACTTTGTACCTTTACTTCAAATTTTTCAGTGGTGTTTGGCATTTGACAACTAAAAATTTGATTAATAATTTTTTGGACAAAAGAAGAAGCGGAGCCTCTCCAAATGTCGCCAAACACCCATAACCTCAAAGAATTATGTGTCAGAGAAACTCCGCTATATTGCGAATTTTTCGATATGTATAAACACAACATACCGAGGTTATAAATGTTTGGCACTGCAAACATGGCAAATTCCTCTGAATTAACCAAGATTTTCGACCAAATATTTTCTAAATTCCGCAACATTTTTCTTCAATTTATTATTAATCAATTACTTTTTGAGCCTACTATCCGGTTCGAACGGATGACCTTCGGAGTACAAAACCGATGCTCTACCAACTGAGCTAAGTAGGCAGGTTGCCGGGGTAGTCCAAGATATTGCTACAGTTACAGCGGACTGCCCCGGACGGTTAATTGTTGTTTATAATGGCACTCTGTACTTTTACCAGCTCTTTGTACCTTAATAGTTCCTGTTTAAGGGTTTCACATTCCTTAAAATATTTTGTCCAAGATGCATTTGCTGCACTAAGATGCTTTTTAAGATCTTCAATTTCTTTATCCTTTTTGTCACTTACATTTACATTTGCATTGTCGTTCATAACTTTTCCCTTTTAAAATTTTGCCTTTCGTGCTATCTCCCGACAGGACTAAGGCTAAAACAAACACTTACTTTGTTGTCACTTAAAAAAGGTCCGGTTTGAAGATGTTGTGGTGTAAAGAAAAGAATGTCACCGGACCAAAGAACTCACGACATATTTTTATACAGGTTCCGCACCCTGTTCCCCCTTACTTTCACCCGGGGCGGTGTTAGGTTTGCTTTGTTTAAGCCGGACCAAACCTTGCTAAATTCCTCCGCCATTACGTATCTTTATCCCAGCTCCGATTGTTCCGATATGGTTCTGTCTGCTTCTTCTCCGGCCACATCGCCCAACCCAAAATACCGGACATTATTGCGAAAGGAAGACTATGGTACTGCCCTCCGTAAATACTGCATCCTAATATTCCAAGGGCAAGAAGAAAGGCTAATATTGAAAAAGTTCTCATAGTTTATCAATTATTCTATATGCTTCAATTACTTCACGGGTTTTTACCCGCCATTTCTGATTCCCATTTCCCTTATCAGGATTAATCAACTTCATTTTGATTGCTTGCTCCAGTTTTTTCCGACTGCCCAAATGCCTAATTGCTTCATTCCGGCTCATATATTCCCCGTAAGTTTCGGCAACGGCTTCCTTGACAACGCTCTTGGTGAAATCAATAAATTCAGCCATCGACATTTCGATACGATCGGTATTTCGGAGGATCAGGTTCATGGCGAATCACTCTTTAATCGTTAAAGGCTTTTTAACTAAAGCACATCCGTAATTCTTTAATGCTTCATTGCGAATTGCTTCGGGCTGCTCCCCCTCTGTAACAAATCTTAATGCATTTCGAACCGTATGTTCTGATACGCCGAAATATTTTGCTAACTTAGGGATAACCCCCTTCTCATATAAAATTCGCGCTTTATAAAGGCTCATATCAAAATGTTTTTTTATATTTGTAAATTATTGTTTGTTTTTCCGTTTTGGAAACGTGATTGTTTTTAATCACAGGACAAAGATATGGTAATATTTCATTAATTCAAAACATATAGTGCTAAAAATAATGATATATTTGTTATTTATAAACATTATAAATAACAAATATGGGTACAATTAATGATAGAATTAAAAGAATTGTGAATGAATTATTTAATGGAAACACTAGTTCGTTTGCAAGACAAATAAATGTACCACAACCAACTTTAAAAGACATTGTTGGAGGTAAGCTTAGTACTCCAAGAGCTGATGTTTTAGAAAAAATATTTGGTGATAAATCATTGAATATATCTGCTGAATGGCTTCTTGGTGGAGAAGGAGAAATGATTAAAAATATTTCCGAATCAGATTCACAAAATGACATTCAGCTTCCCGAAGTCCCAGAGGCAAATAAAAGCGAGACCGAAACAATTAAGTCCTTATTGTCTGTAATCAGTGATCAGGCTAATATATTAAAACAAGTGACTAGTAATAAAGAGCAAAAACATATTGAAGAACAGAAGGAAATGTTTAATAAGATTGAATCTTTACAAAAATCAATTGATAATCAAGGAAAATATCTTCAAACGTTGTGCAAGAAAATAGATGATCTTATCTCTGAAAATAATATTCCCGGACAAAAAAAGGTTGGTTAATATGAGTAAAAAAGAAACAAATTTTAGTGAAGAACGTATAACGAATACTGACGAAAAAGTATTAACGTTAATAAAAGATATTATGAGTGACTTCACCGAAGTAGTAAAAATGCTAACTGATACAATGAATGCACAGTTAAGTATTATTAAGGATCAAGAAAAAAATAGTGCTGAAAGTACTCGCCTAAATAATCAGGCAATAAACCGACAATTAGATATAATAAATGATCAAAATGGATTTCTCAAAAAAATATTTGACCACATGGAAGGTGGAGATGATAAGAAAATATCTAAAGTAATAGAGCTTTATCAGCAAAGGAAGCAGAACTAACATTCTAAGTGTGCTAAAGGGGGATATTATGAAAAAACTATGGTTGTTATTATACATAATTGTATTGACTTGGTCATGTTCTTCTGATAATTCAGAAGGACCCAAAGATATAAATGTTACTGCAATAAGACTTAGCCATGATACAATAGAGATACCGATAGGACATTTAGAGTTGATCCAATATTTTCTCCAACCTAGTATTGCTACAGAAGTTCCCAAGATTAAATGGATAATAGATAATGAAGATATAGCCTCTGGAGTTGAGATAAATAATAATAGATTTGAAATATATGGAATGGAAGTTGGGGAAACGGTTATTAGTTGTTTTTTAGATGATCGTCGTCACATTGCAGACACGTGTTTTATAAAAATAATTCCTGCCCCTACAACTTCTATTCCTGCAACTTCTATCGTATTAAATACAAATGACTTAAATTTATATGTTGGTGAGGATTCATTATTAACTGCCAAAATATATCCAGAAGAGACAACGAATAAAGAAATAAAATGGGAGAGTTCCAATCCAAGTATTGCTACAGTAGAAAATGGTAATATTAAAGCATTAACAGCAGGCGAAACTATAATTACAGCAACGTCAGGTGATGGAGCTGTAAAAGCAGAATGTAAGGTACATGTTAAAAATATATTAGTATCTAAAGTATACATAAACGAATTGAGGGAAAATAATAAAATAATGATTGGATCAGAAATCCCATTGACTTATAATATTTTACCTGAAAATGCTTTTAATAAAAATGTTATAATAACAAGCTCAGATGAATCTGTCGTAAAAATAGATGAAAACATGAGATTATATGCTCTATCAAATGGGAAAGCTACTATTACTATAAATTCAGAGGATGGGAATGCGGTTCAGGCATACAATATTGAAGTTGGAGATATAACATTATTTGTTACTACAAGTATTAGTGGGTCTTATGTAAATATTATGGGAAATGTAACAGGTGAAATCTATTGCTATCTTAACAATAATTCGAACTATGACATACAAGCAATATCTCTAAAAGTAATAAATGGTTACGATCAAGTAATACGAAAAGCGTCTTCTGACCAATTAGGAATAATTAAGGCTAATTCAGCATCTAATGGCTTAGGTGGAGAATTTACTAATGTTTATTATCCTAAATTCATATGGGAATATAAATATAACGATACAGTGTATACTATAGAATATGATATAACAAATAAACAATTATGGGAATAATTCTATTTTTATTATGCTTTTTATAGCATGAAGGTCTTTCCTGGGAGAAGAATACAAAAGACAATCGGTTATGACAGCAAAAGCGGTCAGGAGAGTAGATTTTGAGTGTGCTAAAATATAAACGTGCTAAATGAAAACAGAAGAAATAAAAGAACTATTTGTACGGTTTGAATCCATTGTCTGTCTGTACGACGGAGTAGAGTGTTGGAGCGGACGTGAGCTCCATTCAATTTTAGGATATACCCAATGGCGCAACTTTATTCCTGCTATTGAAAAGGCAAAAATTGCGTGTGAAAGCGCTGGAGAATCGGTTGCTGATCATTTTGCGGACGTTCGCAAAATGATCGAGCTTGCGAAAGGAGCGCAGCGCGAAGTAGATGACTACATGCTTACCCGATATGCTTGTTACTTAATTGCGCAGAATGGTGATCCCCGCAAGCCACAGATCGCATTTGCCCAAAATTATTTCGCCGTGCAGACCCGCCGCGCTGAATTGGTGCAAAAACGTCTGATTGATTATGAGCGTGTACAGGCAAGGGCGAAGCTTGCAGAGACAGAGAAACGGTTATCAGGTGTATTATACGAACGCGGAGTAGATAGTAAGGGGTTTGCTATTATCCGGTCGAAGGGAGACCGGGCATTATTTCATCTTGATACAGCCCTGCTGAAACGGAAATTAGGAGCTCCGGATAGCCGTCCTTTAGCTGACTTCTTGCCGACTATTGGTATTAAAGCAAAGGATTTTGCTGCTGAAATGACATCGGTAAACGTAGAACAAAAAGATTTGCGGGGTCATAGTTCTATTGAAAAAGAGCATGTGGACAATAATGCAGCTGTCCGGGAAATGTTACTGGGCCGTGGTATTATTCCGGAAAATATGGATGCAGGCGAGGATGTAAAGAAAGTGGAAAGGCGTTTACAATCAGAGGAGAAAAAATTACTTAAGAACAAGAAAAAGAAAAACTAATTTATAAATGTGCTAAATAGAGACATCATGAAAAATCTATTATTCTTAATCTGTATAATTACATTTTGGGCATGTTCTTCAGTCAGTGAAGGAGAACCGGAGCCAGAACCAATACCAGAGGAACCTAAAGAATACATTGTTTCTTTAGGGTTAACAGGGGAAATAGATATAGAAGAATCTCCATTGTCTAAAGCGAGTGGGAATGATTTGTATGGTATTCAAGTATATTCAAAGACTTCTACGAATGAATACACACCTTATGCATATGGGCTGTTTGATGATAAATCTAAGATGACAATAAAGTTGCTGGAAGGTTACAGTTATAAATTTCAGGTGACGATGGTTGTTGACGGGAAAAATAAAATATATTATTATAATGGCGGTTACTATGAACCATTTATATTATTGGGAGTTAACAAAAGCCTTGAATTAACAAATTTATTATCTTTAGATAACAAAATCTATCTATCATACATTGATAAGGGATCCACATGGGTGGTTGCGGGTACATCAAATTTTGAAAGTTGTGAGGTCGCACCTATTGAAAGATATTATGGCGAAATTGAAAATTACAATCCTACTGAAAACGGTTCTATATCTATAAATATGAAACGTGTATCCTTTGGTATTAAATTCATTGCAGAAGGCTTGACAGAAGGAAAATTAAAAATAAATATAAAAGAAGCAGCGGAGCTAAATATTCCTTACGGGCAAACCGAAATTCAGGATATATTTACCTTTAAAAATACTTACCCTAACGGTTTGACATGGACTAAAGATGATTACTCAGAAACAATCCCTGTATCTATATCTTGGGAGAAGGTTGACGGAGCAGTCGTACCTTTAATAAATAAGGACATTACTTTTAAAAGGAACGTTCTTACGACAATAACAATTAAGGTTAAGGATACTTCGATGAATAACAATATTGATATAAGCCAAGAATCAGGTGAAATGACCCAAGGAGAAAATATAACAATAGAATCAGGTACCGGATTAGACGGGAATGTTGGTCCGGTTGAAAACCAGTAGAAATTTCTACCAAAAATAATCTAACAAATTGATTTTCAACTATAGAAATAAGGACACAAATTAGTACTTAAAATCCTGTGGCCATTGCGGCCGTGCGGGTTCAATTCCCGCCTCGAGTACAATTTGAAAATCAAGGTGTTAGATTAGATTCTAACACCTTTTTTGTTGTTCTTACTCTACCTGATTAGGTAACAAAAAGCACACTTTTGTGCCCAAAAGAGGGGTATTCCAGTAGAAATACAGTAGAAATTTTTCAAGGTTTTTGAAACAATTCATAAAAAATGACGTTCAAAATTAGGTCTAAAGGCTATTTTTAGCTCATTTAATAGTTAAAAAATTATAAACATTATGGAATTAAGTGTAGTGCTAAGAGACGTTTCAGGAAAAACAGGGAAAGGGAATATTAAAATTAAGATTAAGAAAAAAGGGGAAGATCCCACCTTTATTCCAACTACCTATTATATCGAACCCACTTTTTTTGACCCTGATAATGGGATAATAAAGAAGGAATTCCAAGAAGCAGCAAAATGGAATTCAGATCTATTTGCTCAAAAAAGCAGATATGAGACTTATTATAAAGAACTCGGTGATTCGGTAAAAAATGCATCCGTTAAAACCTTAAAGCAGTTATTTGTCACCTACGACAATATCAATTCTAAATTCCAAGAACCTCTAAAATCTGTATCTGATTTCATTGGGGTTATCTCAAAGCAAATAGAAGACCTTAAAAATGAAGAAGCACCCGAAGAATTAAAAAGAAGCGGATATGCTTCTACCTTTGAAGGAACAAAAAACCTTATGATTGAATTTTTCAAATCCGAAATTATTCATTTCCAAAGTATAGACAGGAACGCTCTTATCCAGTTAAAGGCGTATTTCTTAAAGTACAAAGGCAAGGAAGTAACCTTTAATAAGCATCTACGGAATATAAAGAGAATCTTTAATATTGCAATTGGAGACGGTTTGATAAGTGCCGACTTATACCCTTTCCGAAATTTCAAAATACCTTCGGATTACGACACGGAAATAAGGTGTATTGAAGCAGGTGTATTGAAACAGATTTACGATACAACGGGAATAGGGAGAGATTTTCTATTCTTGTCGTTCTTTCTGTGCGGTATGAACATGAAAGATATATTTTATATGCCATATTTTGAGAGGGGAATAGATGTAAAAAGACTAAAGACATTCAGAAAAGCCGGTAATAAAGTAAAGCTAAAACTTACACTTCAACCGGAAATAATAGAGATTATTAATCGATATGCGGATTCATCAAAAACAAGATTGATAAAAACGTTATATACGGACCGTGCAACGCTTTTACGCATAGTAAACGAAAGCATCAGAGAATCAATAGACAAAATAAATAACAAGCGCGATTCGAAGGATAAAATACAATACTTTACCTTTGCCTATGCCCGCCATTCGTGGGCCACAATTGCAGGTAAACTTAGAATACCAGACGAAACAATAGACAAAGCACAAATGCGGTCGTCGCAAAAAGTTATTGAGAAATACCGTGAATATGACTACACACAAGTAGACGAAGCAAATAGAAAAGTAATAGACTATGTATTATATAAAAAGACCGGGGAATAGTCCCGGTCCTTTAAACTCTGTATTCATAACTTTATTTTTTTATGTCCTCAAAAACTTACGTCTATCCCTCAAAAACTTACGTCTATCCCTCAAAAACTTATATTCTTTTAATGGGACTAGGTAGAATTGAAACACAACGATACCGTTTGGTTGTCGCAAGCGCAGATTGCTTTTAAATTCATCATTTTTTTAGGTTTTTAAATTCATTATAAACTTGATTCAGATCAAACTGTTTAAGACAGTTTGCATCCTGTCCCTCATATTCACCGTAAACTCCAAATACAACCCCTTTATAGAGCATAAAGGTGACATTGAAGTTATTTTCGCCATTACTTTCGAAATTTTCCACTTCGGTAGCTTCTGCCATTTTTAGTAGGTCTTCATCCTTATCCTGGACAAACGCCCGTTTGTCAATGCCTAAGTCCTGATACATGTTCCCTGGGAACATGGTGTAGTTTTCCAAAATTTCAGCAACCTTATTACTAATTTCTATTTTTTCGTTGTTTACGAAAACTGCCTTACCTGTTTTGTAGTTATAAATTTTCATAGCCTTATTTTTATTTAAATCATGTGTTATTATTTCGATACAAATATAACATATATATTAATATTATACAAGAAAAAACAAAAATATTTTTCACTTATATGCTGAAAAATATGAAATTCTTTCCATATATACATTATTTATCTATCTTTGTCGATAATATTAAATATAACATATATGCTAAGAGTAAAAGAGATTGCAAAGGAGAAAGGAATAACCATGCAGGTGTTAGCCAAACGGATGGGAATAACACAGCCTGGTTTATCTATGCTGCTAAACCGGAATCTTACATTACAAAAGTTATGCGAAATAGCTAAGGCTTTAGATGTCCCGGTTTCTGAGTTATTTAAAGAGAAAGAAAGTAGTAGTGTCCGTATTACCTGTCCGCACTGCGGGAAATCTGTAACTTTAAAAGTAGAATAGCTGGGCTTAACCTCGCTATTCTACTTCGTCCCCCTCTTTTGTAAAGGTCTCCATTTGCTCCAGCTTTTCCCGGATGGCGATGTTTACGAATCTATTTTTATTACCTACATCCTTAAGTTTTTGCAATATATTTTCTTCTATGCGAAAACTTATCGGTAGCATCGTCTTCCCTTTCTTTCTCCCTGCCCCTGGTCTGGCTCCGCCACGTTGCTTCTTTTCTTCCATTACTTCTTTTTTTTACAATTTGTCGTAAGCATCGTTTGCTATAAAAACAGCGTCTTCAATACTTCCATTTTCGATAGTATCTTCGACGATTCTATCAACAAACTCGACGAAAGTTGCATAACCTTTGCCGACAGTCTTTTCTTCGTATTCTTCTTTCGTAAAATTGATGCCCTCGATTACATCGTATTTAATACTTTTAGCCTCTCTATATTAGAATTCTTCTTCAAAACAGAAATTATTAAAAAAGTCTTTTTTAAAAGAATCGGTAGGTTCATCCGGCTTTTCGTCGCTTTCCCAAAATTCCTTTGTTACATCGTCGCTCCACGTTTCCCACGCTTCGTACAACATATCTGTGTATTTGTCGAAGATTTTGCATTGTTCTATATTCATACCAAAATTGTTTTCTCTTCTACAGATGTCCTTAATTTGTTCTAAAGTTTTCATATTTTTAAATTTTAAATTATTATTTATTCATTTTCTTCGATACAAAGATAAGACATTGTTTTGAATTATGCAATACTTTTTTCAAAATGTTTTCCATGAAATGCGTTATTTGGATTTATTATAAATAATCGCTATTTTTGTTTTGTTGTTATGTAGCAACACACATTAATTTGAACGGCGGGCATGAAAGCAAAAGTTTGTCATGATAAGATTGATATTTCGTTAGTCCTTCCCAACGAGGGGCAGATTAATGGTGTACCTCAAAATCCACGCCTCATAAACAAGGAGAAATTCATAAAGCTGTGCAAATCCATTCAGTCACTCCCCGAACTGACAGAAGCTCGTGAAATCATTGTATATCCTCTTGATGGGAAATACATTGCTTTAGGTGGCAATATGCGCCTGAACGCTTACGTTGAATTAGGATGGAAGAAAGTGCCTGTATGTATCTTACCGGAGAATATGCCAAAGGAGAAACTCCGCGCAATAGTCATACAGGATAATAACTCATTCGGTGAAACAGATTGGAACATTATCGCCAACGAATGGGATAGCGAAGAGTTGGACGATTGGGGCTTTGATGTATGGCAAGAGCCAGAGAAGAAAAGCAAGGAACCAAAAGGAAAACAAGAAGAGGAAGAGGAAGAGAATGCCGACTACTACGCAATGATGTTGGGTGACCGTATTTATGACAGCAACAATGAATTTGAGATACCGACATTAAAGCTTGGCGGGCAACCTACAAGCGGACTTCTATTGCCTTTTGCCGGATGGGGAAGCGACACCAGAGCAAAGAAAGGCATATCCACCTATCATTTTTATGTAGAAGATTATCGGTTTGAGGCTATATGGAAGAATCCGAACGAAGTATTAAATAGCGGATGCACAGATTTGGTGGAGCCTAACCTATCATTATTTGATACTACCCCTATCGCATATGGGTTGCATCAAATCTATAAAAAACGGTGGATTGCCCGCTATTGGCAAGAATGCGGAGCCAATATTTATGTCGACCTGAACGTATCGAGGAAATTTCAGAAGTACAACCGTCTCGGCATCCCTAACGGATATAACGCATTCTTCACACGAGGATATGCCGACAGACAAGAATATTTGAAAGAAGAAATCCAAATCACCCGTGAAATATCAGGGAAAGATAATCCTAACATGATGGTTTACGGCGGAGGAGATAAGATAAAAGAGCTTTGCATACAGAATAATGTGCTGTATGTGGAGCAGTTTATGGCTAACAGAGTTAAAAAAAGGAGGTGAAAATGGCTAAAACAAGCGGAGAAGTTAGAAGTAGTAGTTCATCAAGTAGCAGAGGGAAAACAATAAAACAAAGGGAAGGATTTAAAACATATAATACAAAAGATGGAATTATTGAGGTCCCAGAACTTCATATAGACATTCATGGTAAACCTGTTGGTACTATAGAATGGAAATTATGGGAAAAAAACGACAAAAAAAGACTGTACGGAAAGGTATATTATCCTCATTCAAAGCCTGTTGATATTGGATACTACGACTTAAAAAATAATATATCTTTTTTAAGTAGTCGTCCCGTTGCTGTTGCAAGGTCAGTAGGAATGGATATTAAGATATATAAAAAAGCAAAGAGATGACAATAAAGAAATAAACTACGGCAAAGATATCTAGAGCCCTCACCGATAGCACAATAACACAATTACTGTCCAACAAGGACATCCCGACCCGTGCTTCTAGATGAATAATTATTGAAAACGGCGAAAAAACGGCGAAAAATGGCAAAATTTGAGAAAGGAAATAAAAAAGGATATAAAACACTTTTTACAAGTGACAATCAGCCTGTAAATCGTGGCAGAAAACCCAAGCTATACACCATCGCCAAAAAGAAATACAACATATCCCACGAGGAATATAAAGATGTTATTGCCTATCTGATGCAATGCACCAAGAAAGAGATAAATAGCATCGCAGAAGATGAAAACACGCCGATTTGGATTGTAAACGTGTGCCGGGCATTGTATAAAGATTCTGGACGTGGCGAGGTCAAAACCTTAAACGACATCACAGAACGCATATTTGGAAAAATTCCAAACACAACAGAGATAACAGGAAAGGACGGGAAAGACTTAATCCCCAAAATCGACATCGAGATTATTGACAAAAGGGAGGATGTAGAACATGAAGATACAAACTACTAAAATATTCTCCATTGTTGATAATGCTATTAATCAGTTTGATATTGTAGACGGACAAAAAAAGCGCAAATATACCACGATATCGGCGCAAGGCTCCAGTCGTTCGAGTAAGACATACAACATCCTTATAAGACTTATCACCTATTTATTACAGAATCCCGGTTTAAGATTATCTATCGTCAGAAAGACACTTCCGGCATTAAAGGCTACCGTATTTGTTGATTTCAAGGAGATAATGCGGAATATGGGAATATATGATGAGAGAGGATGTATGAACAAAACAGACTTCATCTATACATTTCCCAACGGATCATGGATTGATTTTTTCTCTACTGATGATGAGCAGAAGATAAGAGGGCGTAAGCGCGACATATTATTCGTGAATGAGGCTAACGAAATATCATTTATTGAATGGCAGCAGCTTAAAATGAGAACGACAAAGTTTGCCGTTATTGATTATAACCCGTCTTTTTCCGATGATCACTGGCTTTGTGAAATCAATAGAGACCCGCGCACCTATCATTTTATAACTACATACAAGGATAACCCATTTCTTGAGCAAACAATCGTTGACGAAATAGAGAGTTTGAAATATAAAAATGAATCCCTATGGCGGGTTTATGGGCTTGGATTGCAATGTCAGGTCGAAGGGCTTGTTTTCCCTAAATACACGTTAGTTGATTCAATACCGGATTATTGCAAGAAGCGCGGATACGCTAACGACTTCGGATATACTCATGACCCTACAGCTATAGTGGATGTTGGTTTGCTTGACAATAAGCTATACATAGATGAAATATGCTATAAGACGCACATGTTAGCCGGCGACATAATAGAAGAGTTCAAAGGCGTGCCGAAGATGAGAGTTATTTCCGAAAGTGCAGATCCTCGACTGATTCAAGAAATATATAATGCTGGAATAAACATCTACCCTGTTGAGAAGTTCAAAGGTAGTGTGATGGCCGGCATTCAAAAAATGCAAGAATACGAGATATGTATTACTCGCAGAAGTTCGAATGTGATAAAGGAGTTTAATAATTATACCTACTTGCAAGACAAGGCTGGGAAATGGCTAAATGAACCAATTGACAAGTTCAACCATGCCATTGACGCAGTAAGATATTGGGTGCTTGCTGAAATATTAGGACATATTTACGACCGGAAAGTATTTTACGACAAAGATGAGTTTGATATTGATATATTATAACTGAAAATCACTATATTTGCATTGTCTTGTGATGTTACAAGGCACCCAAAACAGAACGGCGAGCCATGAATCTATTATCTACTTTTTTCAATTCGGCATCAAACACTATTCAGAATGCTATAGGGATTAATCGGACTGTTGAAGAATTGATCCGGGATAGGGACATTTCAAAGGTCATTTCTTTGTTACAAAACAGGGACGAAGAGGTAAACGAGGCTATTTTAGAGTACAATCCGGATACGCATAAGATTATGCGTAAACAAGACAAAATTAGAATCGGGAGACCTCCTAAAGTCCTCGCAAAACTATCAGCTCCCTATCAGCAAATCATAAATGAAATAGAACTGACATTCATGTATGGGAACCCTCCGACATGGCAGCAGGATTCAGACGGAGCGGATAGAGCTTTCCAAGTTTATTCCGATGTACTGAAAAACACGCGATGGAACACCACACAGAGGGAGTTTAAGAGATTAGCCGGCGCGGAAACAGAGGCGGCAAAATTGTACTATGTTTACAAAAATGATGCTGGAGAGAAAAAGGTTGGTGTTAAAGTCCTCGCAAAAAGCAAAGGGGATGAATTAAGGCCGCTCTTCGACCAATACGACAACATGCTTTCTTTCGGGCATGGATATTACCTGTTGGAGGGTGTAAAAACGGTTTACCACTTCGATATATACTACCCGACTATTATTTACCGATGCAAAAAAACAAATGGAGCTTGGGAAGTTGTAGCAGAAAAAAACGATATAGGGAAAATCCCTGTTATATATGTCACACAAAACAAGGCTTGGTACGGCATTCAGCCTTTAATAGATAGAATTGAGGCTCTCCGTTCGCGTGTTTCCGATGTAAACGATTATGTTGCCGACCCGATACTAGTTATGTCTGCTGACGTTGCCGAATCTTTAAAGAGCAAAAAAGACACGGCAGGATTGCCGGACACTGAAAAAGCAGGAGGCGGTAAAGTGGTCGGCGTACCGAGCAAAGACAGCAAATTTGACTATCTTTCCGTAGATACGGCTGTCGATTTGAAAAGAGAAGAGATTAAAGACCTCGAAAAGTGTATCTATATGCTATCTATGACGCCGGACTTATCATTTGACGCACTTGTAGCAGCAGGCGCACCGACAGGCAGGGCGTTAAAAAGGGCTATGGCATTAGGCTACATGAAGAGGGCGAAGAATATGGAGATATACTACATTGCACATGAGCGAGAAGCAAGCATTATAAAGGCGATTATCGGGAATGTGCTTGACGTATCTTTAAAGTCAGTAGTTGAAAATCTTTCGGTTTCATGCCAGCTTGCCGAACCATTCCAGGACGACGTAAGCGAAAAGATAGCAGACATTATTAATCTTTACAGCTCCGAGCTGATAAGCCGGGAAACCGCACTTACGTTGATTGACTATATCAACGACCCGAGCGTCGAGCTTGACAAGATCCTGACAGAATTAAAGGAAAGACGCGAGCAACAGATAGAAACACAAGGCTCTTTGTTAGGAGAATTTCAACGGTCCCAAAAAAATGAAGAAGAAGAGGAGTAATTTATACCGGTTTTGGCTTCATATCCTTTCCGTGTTCAGAAATTCATATCTTGAAGACTATCCAGACGGAAAAACAAAAAGAAGAGAAATAAGAAAGAGAAGATGAAGACAGACGATTTAACACCCGATCAGTTATATAACCTGTTGCTTGAATTGGACGCACAGACTGCAGCACGTTTGAAGCGTCTTTATTCCGAATTTTCAAAGGAAATAGCGAATATTCCGGGTGTTAAATCGTATCTATTTGGTAAAAAGTTGAAATCTTTCTCTGATATTAACGGAATAAAAGGCATCGACGGGAAAATAGACAAACTTATCGATGAAATATACTCTATTGTCACATCGGCCCAAGAAACGGCATGGAGAATTGGTGAAAAAGTCACGGAAACGCTTGTATTAAGCAAGATTTCTACAGAATTAGCCGATAATTTGCGGAAATCCGGATTGTTTAAGCACCGGAATAAGGCGATGGATGCCTTTAAATTCAATAAAGATAAATTTGACATATCCACAAGGGTATGGAAAGACGGGATAAAGGCACAAATTGAAGAATCCGTACAACTTGCCGTGTCAAACGGAGAATCGGCGCAAAAACTAAGCAAGGATTTAAGGGAATATCTACAAGAACCGAAAAAACTATTCCGCCGAATAAGGGACAAGGAAACCGGAGAATTGAAGCTAAGCAAAGCGGCGAAGCAATATCACCCCAGGCAAGGCGTATATCGGTCTTCCTACATGAACGCAAGAAGACTTGCAGCAACAGAAATAAACAATTCTTACCGGATGGCTGAATGGGAAAGTTATCAAAACAATCCGGTAATTGTAGGCTTTCAAATCAGATTATCGAACAACCACACGCTAAAGAACCCGAAAACAGGAAAGCCGGAGCCATTTATTGATATATGCGACTATGCACAAGGCAGGTACCCAAAAGATTTCGTATGGTACGGATGGCATCCGCATTGCCGATGTATCATGACGCCGATATTCGCTACACAAGAAGACATTGCCGCTATGACGCAAGCGATATTAGACGGCAAAGAACCGACAACGGTAAAACCAAAGATGATAACCGACATACCAGATAAGTTCATCAAGTGGTCACAAACTCATAAAAAACAAATATCGGGATGGAGTGCCCTGCCCTACTACGTCACAAATAATCCTAAATATGCGGAAAAGTATTTCATTTATCCAAAGGTGTTCAAAGATTTGTAATTTTTATTTTGATTAAATAAAAATAATGTGTACATTTGCAATACTATCAGGTGTATGATGATGTACACTACCAATTAAAATAACGGAATTGCTAACAGAAAAGGCAAGCGCCTGATAGTTGTATTTATACTATCGGACGTTTGCCTTTTTTTATTCATCACGAATGAAAACAAAAATCTTATCTCAACTGAAAACTAAGTATTCCAACTTAGGGTTTGGCGAAAAAGCTTTTGACGGGGTGGCTGATTACTTATCTAAAACCGTCACAGAAGAATCACAAATCGAGGCAGCAATCGCAGGGGTTGAACCCTTGCTGAAAGCATTCCAGGGCGATGTAGACAAGGTAAGGACGGAGAAATCCGAACTTCAAAAGCAGTACGACGAACTGAAAGCCAAACAGGACAAGAAGGGCGATCTTGGCAAGAAAGATGAACCCAAACCGGACGACATTAAAGCCATGGTTGCGGCGGCAGTTGCCGAAGCGGTCAAGCCTTTTCAAGAGAAAATCCAATCTTACGAAAAAGACAAGGCAGATACCGACCGGAACACTTTTATCTCTTCCGAAGCCAAAAGGCTGGGTATCGACGAATCAGACTTGAAGTATCTCAACGTGCCGGCAGAACTTGATAACGCTGGGATTACGTCACATCTAACCGCCTATAAACAGCACATGGTAGACAAAGGCATTCCGGAAAGAGGTGGTTTTCCGCAAAACAAAGGCGAAATCACTCAAGAGCAAGCCAAGGAAATTGCGGATAGTTTTTTAATCTAAAATCAGAAGGAAATGACAGTAGTAAATTTAGTGAATGAGCCACAAGGAGTCATTACCGGTAACGACAATATCGTTATCGTGAATTACTTTGACGGCATCCGTGGCGGTCGCTCGCTTGACTTGACAGGATACACGGAGAAATTTGTAAAAGCCGGACACATTCTTATTGAAACGTCAGACGGCAAGATTCAGCCTCTGCCTGTCAGCGAGGCAGCATATACCCCACTTGACGGTGAATCAACGTCGAAGTATTGTGGGATTCTCGTAGCAACCATCCCGGCAAGCAAACCGTTTGCCGCTATCATGACGCGAGGCACCATCAACCCAAAAGCAGCACCATACACCATGAGTGCCGATCTTATCACCGCATTGAAGACCGCATTACCGTTAATCGATTATCAGGAGGACTAAGACATGGAAAAATCACTTTACTTTGATTTGATTCAGAAAAACTTCCCGAAGCTGATTTTGGCTATTGTGGAAAAACTGAACGACAAGAATCAGACGCAGCTGTCTTATATGTTCAAGCAGTTGCTTAAAACGGATTATTCCGTAGATGGCCGTTGGGCATCCCTTACGGGACAATATACGCGGGTTGCCGCCGATGTGGTTGCAATGGATTCACCGCTTCCGTTGAAAAAGCGTGATTCGTTGGAGAAAGCAAGCGGAGAACTTCCAAAGATGGGCATGGAATTGTTCCTTAACGAAAAGCAGATGACGGACATTGATACGTTACTCGCACAGGGATTTGATGAAAAAACCATCATCGCCAAAATCTTCGAGGACACTCCGCGCGTGATTGCCGGTATCTGGGAGCGTATCGAATTGATGTTCTTGCAAGGCCTGTCTACCGGTGTGGCATTGGCAGATACCGACAATATAGGCACCGGTGTACGTGTGGATTACGGATATCTTACCGAAAATAAATTCGGCGTTAAGGTCGTTTGGGAAGGAAACACATCAACTTCAAAGCCGATTGATGATATCCGGAAAGTTCTTAAAAAAGCTGAACAAGACGGCAATGTTATCATCGGAGCTTATGCTGACCAAGCATGGTTTGACAACTTCAACGCATCCGACCAGGTACGCCAGCAGTTCGCATTTTTGCAGGGTTTCGTCGGTACCAATATCCCTGTACTTGACAACACCCAGGCAAACAGGGTAATGTCAAGTAAGTTTAATTTCACTGTTACTAAAGTTGACAGGACTATCAAGACGGAGAAAAACGGGACACAGACAAACAATACACCATGGAAGAAAGGGATGATTGTATTTGTTTGTGATCGTCAGTTAGGCTCCTTGGTGTGGTCGCGTCTCGCAGAAATGAATCACCCTGTACAGGGAGTAAACTATCAGACGGTAGACCAGTATTTGCTCGTTTCCAAATACCGGGAAAATCGTCCTTCTCTCCGCGAATACACCACTTCACAGGCTCGTGTCGTTCCTGTAATCGCGAACGTTGATAGAATTTATACTATGGACACCACAACCGTACAGGCATGAAAGTAAAGATTTTATCGGATTTCAGAGACAAATATGACTATTCCCGGTTATATAAAGCCGGGGATGTCATTACGCTCAATGAAGAGCGTGGGAATGAACTTATTGCACTTGGTTTGGTTGAGCCTTTTAATAAGAAAGAGGATACAACCGAAGAAGAGAAAGAGGATACAACCGAAGAAGAGAAAGAGGATACAACCGAAGAAGAGAAAGAGGATAC